ACATTTTTAAGATCTTTTACATCCAAAGCATTAGCACCATCAGAAGGAGCATTATCCGGATCATCGTGAACTTCTAAAAAGAAATTTTCTACTCCCATTCCTGCAGCTGCGTTAGCTAATCTCGGAACGTAGTCACGGTTGCCACCAGATGATGTACCTTTTCCTCCAGGTTTTTGAACGCTGTGCGTAACATCAAAAACTAACAAACTAGGGTAGTTATCAATAATATATTGCATACCAGTGAAATCATTAACCAATGTATTATATCCAAAACTCGTACCTCTCTCAGTAATCCAGACATCATTAGCTTTTTCGGTCTTAGAAAGAATTCCGCCTACATCCCAAGGAGCTAAAAACTGTCCTTTTTTAATATTTACTACTTTGTCGGTTTCACATGCTCTTTTTATGAGATCGGTTTGTCTACAAAGAAAAGCGGGAATTTGAATAACATCTATTTCATGCCCTTCTTTTTCAATATAATCTATTTGACTAACTTCATGAACATCAGTTAAAAAACTAACATTAGGAAAACATAGTTTAAGCGCTGAAAAATCAATTAAAGTCTCTTCAATACCAATACCTCTTTTACTTGTAATAGAGGTTCTATTAGCTTTATCAAAACTAGCTTTAAAAATTAATCTTTTACATTTACCTTCAGTAGCGCGAACTATCTGTTCAAGTAAAAATTTCGAATGATCTAAAGATTCGTGTTGACATGGACCTATAATTAAATTATTTAGCATCACTATCCCTTGAGACTAAACCAGCTTCATATAGCTTTTCTCTATTAGCTAAATGAATACCAGCTATTTCATCTTTGCTTTGACCATAATAAGGTGCAGCATAATTATTTTGAATAAGATAATCATTTATTGATGTAGTATCTTTCTTATTATATAATCGTCCTACAATACGTCCGAATTTACCTACTGCATCATATTGATCAGTTCTTAAAATAAGAGTATCAGTTCTATCTAGATATTCTTGAACAACTTCAGAAGCTATTTTACCAAACTTCTTTTCAGTTTTGTCTCTAGTTCTACTTTCAGGAGTATCAACTCCATATAATCTTATTCTTTCTTTTCTTAACCATACACCAAAACCTAAATCAATATCTACGTCTACTGTATCACCGTCTACTACTCTTACTAATTCACATCTATATTCGTACATTATCTTCTCTCTATGTCTTCTTCAGTTAATTGATCTCCAAACCAAACTTCTATAACTTTAGCTACCTTATTAGTCTTGTTATAGCCTTTATGCCAAGTAAGTCTCGGTATATCAAAAGATTGTTTAGGATGAAAAGTATCTTCCATCTTATCACCATTAGCATATTCAAAAGTCATTGTGACTTCACCTTCTACGATATGCCAATGCTCCGAGCGATGAGCATGCTTCTGATCAGATAAGCTTTTACCAGGTTCAATAGTTAATTCTTTAACTGCGAATCCTTTTTGTTCATCTAACACTCTATACCAACCCCAAGGTCTTTTTATGATTGGTTTTTTCCAATCTTCTAATATTTTAGAACTAGCATTTAACTTAGTTCTTCCTCCTACTCCAAACTTAAATTCAACATCAAAATCTGAAATACTTGAAGCGTCCATTTCTGGTATATTAGTCTTTGTTCTATCTCCGCCGTTCATAAAAATTAATTGACCGTCTGGAAACATAGCAGCTGCTCTTACAATAAGATCTGATGCACTGTCATCTTCATCATTAAATGAAGTAGCATAGTTCACATCATGGAGAGCTTTCAATACTTTAACTCTCTCTACAAAAGGCATAAAAGGTCTAGTCTTTTTCCTACTTAACCATTCATCTGAATTAACTCCTACTAAGAGAAAATCACAATGTTGTTTCGCTGCTTTAATATAGGCAATATGACCTGAATGTATTGGGTCAAAACCACCTGAAATAATTCCTATTTTCATAAATTAAAATCCCTATCACTAGTTAATGAAATTGTATTAATAGAATCTAAAGTAGCACATCTTGGTTTTATACTTTGAATTCTGATTCCTGTTCGATCTGATATATGCATATCAGCTGCCGTAAAACCTTGATTAAAAGTTGCATCAATAAGTTTTTTAGCTGCATGAGGTTTAATAATATAAGCATGAGCTCCATTTAAGGTATTAAAACTTTTTCTCATAAACTTCTCATCAACTACTTTTAGTTTATCGTTTGGACCTTCTGGAGGCAAAACGTTTTTATATGGATCTAATTGCAATACATCGTCAAATTCTACATCTGGAATATCATTAATTAATCTTCCATCATGCTCAAATATACAAGTAACTTCGTCGTTGTCAAAACAACTTTGCCATAAGCTAAAGTGCGACATAAAACAACCTCTTACTCCTGGTTTACTATTTTTAATATCAAATAGTTTAGGACCTGGGCTAAAAGGTTTAATACCTAAGCTTTCCATTTTTGCATCTGCTCTTTGAGGTGTATAACCATGGAATAGCCTTGCTTCTATATTGAAAATACTACACCCTACTTTAGCTTCTTCTGCAGACTTAACTGTATGAGGTACTTCAGGTAAATAAATTATATATGTTTTCATCTGTATAATACTCTGTCTTTATCTCTGCTATTCCAATCATAATCCATACATTTCTCTCAATGTAGCTTGCCATTCTCTAGCATGAGGACAGTCTCTATATTTTTCGAACCAAGGTCCACCGTCAGTATAATGTATAAGTGAAGGAGGAGCATCATAGTAACCTGCTAAACTATTCCATTTACTATCTAACGAACCTACTTCTTCTCCATTACCTGCCCAATTCATTCTATGTAAGAACATAGGTGTCTCTTCATTAACTAAATCAGGAGTCAAGTTTTCACAAAGTTCATTATCAAATACCATAACTGACGACCAGTTTTTTCTAGGGTAGATATGTTGCATCTGGCCATCCATTTTCATAGCACTTCCTGGCGTGTAGTCATGTTGCACACACCATACAGGTTTTCTATCATCGTCAGTATTAATTTCTCTCATGATTTCCTGTACGTCTCCCATTGCTAATACATCACAATCACAGAACATACTATAACCTTCGTAACCTGATAAAAAAGGTACTAAGAATCTACTTATAGTAAACTCTGTAGATGCTTTTTTATCTCCAGCTCTCCAATAGCTTCCTTTATCCCTTAACTCATAAAGCTTTAACGGTTTAATATCTATATGAGAATTATATTTGAGCATAGAATATCTAGCTACTTGATAAGCTATATCTTCTCTACTATCCCAACCTATAAAAACTTTAAGATCCATATGCATTCTCCATACTAGTTTCCCAAGCAAAACCATTTCTAAATTCATCTTTATGAAAAGAATGATACATGCAGTTGTTTATAATTTTTTGTCTGTCTGGCTCTTCATTAAGTATATTTGTTTCTAAATCTTCCATTTTAAATGATGCAAAGAACGCAGGACAATACTTATAACTTATTGTGGGAACGCCTTTTATCATAGCATCAATTGCTAAGTTAGAACCGAAACTAACAACACAATAAGCTTTTCTTAATTGGTCATCCCAAGAAGGAGCTTTCTTACCCTTAGCGGGTTTAGGTCTTACTATAAAATTTCTATCTGTATATGCATTCATTGTATGTATGAGTTGATTAACCCAATTTACTTCTTCAAAAGCATCCATATATGGTAACGATGGAGGAAGAATAAGAATGTTCTTTCCAGACCATCTATTCTCTCTCCAAGGTTGCAACACACTTAGCTCCGGTGGTGTTCTGTCATTAGGTCTATCTAATAATCTAGTAGGTGCAGTACCTTTAAATGTAACTCTCTTCCAATAAGGACCATAACCATTATCCATATAAAACCAATTTTTATCTTGTCTTACAGACTCTCTACATACTGCTCCACAACCTCTTAATGTTCCAGTAACAAATAAATTATCCATATCATCTGGAAAAGCAGGTATCCAATCTTTTCTATCTTCACACATTAAGTATTGAGTTCTATCTTGAGTAAGCATATTAAGCATTACTTGCTTAGACGTTTTAGGATCTAAATATGCATAATCTATCCCCATATTTGTACTCTTTCTTTAGAAAAACCTACGTCTTTTCTTCTTCCTTTAACATGATCCATATACTCGCCTAATATACCTTTTACAAAAGGATGCATCTTTCTTACTTGAGTTTGATCTATTTTTACTTTAGCATTCTTAGCAGGTTGAGATAAGTCATATGCTTTACACGTGCTAGCTTCTCTCATTTCTCTCATTTCATGATCCCATATAATACTATCATGCCAACCTAAGTCATTATATTTTTCAAACATAAGTCCTTCATCATACATAGCTCTTATACGTTTAAAGTATTCTTTAGTTTCAGGTAATGTAGTATCCCAAATCATAAAACCACATTCAGCATACTTATAGCCTCTTTCTAATAAAGACATAAAGCATCCTTCTTTGACTAATGTTTGAAAGAACTCTAATGGAATAGTTTTAACAGGAACAACATCACCATCTATCCAACCAATATATCTAGCATCATCTTTTCTATTTTCATAGTGAGACAATACAGCATAAACTTTGTGGCTAAATCTTACATGCTCATATTCAAAACTTTTATATTGTTTATCAACAGGTTTTCTTCCTGCATATTTTTCTTTATATTCTTTATACCCAGTAACTTCTTTATCGAAATCTAAAATTTTTATCTTCTTAGGTTCTAAATCTACATTAGTTTCTTGCGCATAAGCATAATGATTTACACCCTCAGGAAGAGCTTGATCAAAATAATGAATATGATTTCTAGCGTACCTGTCATAACCTGCTTGGTGAAACGTAGTACAAAAACTAAAAGTGGCCAAGAGCTTTTCCTTTCTTAATATAATAATCCCATATACCAGCATCTTTCCATTCGTTAAGATGCCATGTAGTATATGCCCAGTTATACAACTGTTGCTGTCTTTTATCCCAGTTAACTTTATCAATAGATTCTAATAAAGTTAAATCTTGCTCACAAGCTTTGTAAGCAATACATCTCTCATCTAAAGCAAAGGTTGGGATACCTTCAACGATTGATTCAACAGCAGCAGAAGAGCTATGTGTAACAACAGCGAAAGAGCCACGGATACTATCCAAGACTTCTCTACGCGCTCTATCAGCATATTCAATCGTAACGTCTTTAAAACCTTCTGCGATTTTATTTGGACGTTCTCTATCAGGGTTCGGATGCGCTCTGAGTACAATAGGCCTATCTGTAATTTTTCTAATTTCTTCAACTTTATTCCTTGCATATTGCCAGAAAGGTATACTATCATTATACTGCCATCCTTTTTCTGATTGAAGTAAAAATAGTATACTACCGTCTTTATTTGTTATAGGATCTTTTTCTGTAAAGTTAAATAATTTTTTGAATGTCTTATATCTTTGACCTGGCATATTTTCATTTAGAAAATCACCTGTACCACAACAGTCATTAAGACCCATTCTAAACATCCAAGTTTCGTTCTGTTTAATTTTATTTCTGACATAGACAGAAAACAATCCAGTATCGAAATGAAAGGTAGGAATTTTAGCAAGCAATAATTTATCTTTGAAAATAGCTCTAGTTGTATCTCTTTTTCTATTCGTTACTGAACCGAACATGATACAAAAGTCTGCTTTATCCATTAGACCTAAAAATGGTTTTGCTTCGACTGTATGACCCATTTTAATAAGACAGGTTTCTATCTCAGCAAATGTATTAAAGATTGGATTCTCGAATACTCGTTTTTGCTCTTTAATTGAGCAACCAGCTATTTGAATTCTCATAACATATACCTTCGCGCATTTCTTTAATAGAGTATTGTTTATAGGCTAAATTATAAAACAATTCTTCTCTATCATAGTATTCTGGTTTATTTATCTTGGAAAAATCTCTATTAGTACACCATGCAGATGGTGCACATCTATGAGTACTGAAAACTGGAACTCCTATTTTCAAAGCATCTATAGCTACAATACTACCACTCACAACAACAGCATGTGCATTAGCTAAATCTAAACTTATTTGATTTATACCTGCTGCTGCAGGTCCACTAGTACCATTACCTCTAGGTTTTTTTCTTACTTCAATTGGTCTATTAGTATAACACCTGAGTGCTTCAGTAACATCTTTAATCCATACATCTACACTCTTACCATGCATATATTGAGTCATAGTTTCACTAGAAGGACATATTACAATTTTATCATGGTAGTCTACATACTCAAAAAATTCAATATCATGTCCCCATTTATCGAATCTATCTGAAGGTACGTTTAATTTTCTGTTATCATGAAGACCATTGAAGCACCATCTCCAATATGTGTTATCCCAATCTTCATTATTAGGATCATACCTTCCATGATAAGGCATATCACAAAAGATAAATCTATCTTTAATCATATATTGTGGGTTGTTAGCTATGAGACCCCATAGTACATACATGTCAGTATTATGAGCGTTTATCTTTGCTCCTGGATAACCTTCTTCTAGAGCTTGGTATATCCTTTCCATCTTTGGAGACGGTCTTGGTTGTATTAGAGATAGGGTCGGAGTCTGTTCCATGGTATCCCTTCTGAAATTTCTTGTGGCCACCACTCTGTATGTACGTACTCATCAAGCTAGTCAGTACGATCAACTCTTGGTGGACTTTCGATATCCTTCCAATCACGTATAGATAAAGGATAAGCAAAACTAGCAGACCCAGTATAAACATGTACTCCATTTAAAGCTGCCTCCAATGCAGGTCCTGAACTATAGTTTACGACACACCATGATCTACTCATAATGTCTCTAAAGTTTACTGCATCACCAACACCAGTACTCTCTGGCATATCGTAAAATATTTTGCCAGTCAACTCGTCAGCAAGTTTATTCCAATTAGTAACCTTATCTCTAGGGTGTGGTCTAATAACTATAGGTTTATCAGTATACTTATTAATTTCTTTTACACATTGCTTGATCCATTCATCAGTAGGAGGCATTCCAAACCACTGATGTGAATCTTGACGCTGTGTAGCTATCGTTATAAATTCGCCACTTTTTATATAAGGTCTTATAGCTAGGTTAAATTTATCTTTTCTTTTTCTATCTAAATTATCTTTGTTTGCAAACTCTGCACTTCTATTTATTCCTCCAATACCTACTCTCCAGGTCTTGTCTCTAAATATACTCCCAACTTCTATTACTATTATAGGTTTATTTTGTTTAGTAAAATGTTGCCATACGTCTTTATTTTTTCTCATTCTTCCAGAAAATAAAATAGACCATATGACTGCTACATCAGCATCCATATCATTGTACACAACTTCTTCGTTGCAGCCTTCTGCGAAAGCTTTGAATATAGGAGAGCTATTTAAGGCACCGTAATCGGTGAAGAGCGATACTTTCATAATATAGTTATAGTAAGTTTAATTATTTTTTCTATAAGTCTTTAGCTGAATTATATGCTTTTTTTCTTTCATGATCAGAAACTTCTTTGAGACCTTTTAAGTTAGGTAAATCATCATCAGTCTTTAACTCATTTACTTTAGGTTTATTCATTGAATTTATAACATCAGCTCGAGCTTTCTTTTGAGCAGATTTAACCATTGCACTATCATCCTTCTTAGCAGATTGCACTTGTGCATCAGTCATATCAGCTTCGTCTAACTCAGGTTTATTCTTAGCTGTTATAAGTCTTTCAACTGTTGTCTTAAATGCTGTTGTACGACCATCTACTACTTCTTTTATTCCAAGTTCTTTCATAGTTGATCTTCTTAAATTAGCGGGTAGACCCTGAACCAGTACCTTAGCTTCATCCTGACTCATTGTCTTGAGAGCTGCCATTGCCTTAGGCTCTAGCTTCCCACCTCTCATTTTCATGTCACCTTTTTTTAACTTAGACTTTTCTATCATATAATCTGATACTTCGTCCTGTTTAAAAAATTCCATCTTCATATTTTTCATTTTTTTCTTTGCATCTTTAGGAGCAGGGAACTGTTTAGCAGTTTTACTACCCTCAGGCTTTTGATTGTCGTCTAGACCATCAGCATTCTTGTCTTGAATCTCATCATGACCTTCATTCATTTTAGTAAGTTTTTTTACATGACCCATAAACTTTTTATCTTTTAAAGCAGGGCTGCCTTTATTTACAGTCACAGCATGCGGTTCATCATCACCCATAGCTGTATGGAATTTTACACCAGCATGATTAGATTTTTTATGCATTGCGTGAGCGGAGTCTAAGTGATGTGAATTTAATTTATGATCACCATCCGCATAAGTATTATCTGAATATGTTCCATGATCTTCTGGAAGTGATCTATAGAAAGGATTATCACCAGTAAGAATTGAAGTAAAGTTTACTTGCTGAATTACATCAACTTTTTTTTTTGACTCTTGCACTTCAGCTTCTTTAGGAGGACCAAATTTAGATACGTTATCTATAATGTCTTCTTTCATACCCATTTTTTTTCTATACTCAGCTCGCTTTGCGTCTGATTGTGCATTAGCTCTTTTGACAGCGTCTTTAGATGCAATTGAACCTTTATTCTTATCTCTCCAACTATAATCTACACCTGGCATATCTGAAACTTTATTTCTTATACCATATCCAGATGATCGTGCTGTAACTTCTTTCACTGTATCTTCTTTTTGTCTCTCAGGATACTTCTCTTTTGTTTTAGGATCTACTTCGTCTTTATGTCCTTTAGGAACAAAGTAGCTTACTCCAGTAGGGCCATAAGCCTTACCTTCTGGAACACAATTATTGACTCTTATTCCACCCTTCATTTTAGTACCTGCTTTCTTATAACCATCCCAACAATTTGGATCTAATCTTTGTTTTTCAACAATTGCTTCTTCATTTGTTGACTCTTCACCTTCCATAGCTTTCATTCTAAAAGCTTTTCTGACATCTGCTTTAGGAGTCTTAACAATATCACCTATCATATCCATATTCTTCAACATCTTTCTAAGCTTAGCTTTAATCATACCTGCTGATGATGCTGTCATATACATATCTGGAAGACCTGAAATGTTAACTTTAAAATACATTTCTTCATTCAAGTCTGACTCTGGTGTAATAAATTCTGCATATGGAGGAGCAAAAGTTTCTTTCTTCATTAATCTTTTAGTAGCTTTATCAATACCACCAACTCTTTTAGCTGCTTTTCTTTCAGGTCCTGTATCATAATTTTGATCAGGATGAGAACCTCCAGCACCAGCTATTGCATCAGCTCGTCCCTGGTTTGTACCTTTATGATAAACGTCTCTAGAAGCTTTACTAATATAGCTTGCAGCTGTATTTTTAGAAATTTCATCAACTTGATTTATATCTTCTTTAGCTGCTTTTTTTATACCTTGCATTCTATTATCTATTTTAATATCATTTCTTTGAGCTTCTGGAGATGATCCTCCAAAAGGTTTAGAATAAGCCATGCCTTGAGAAAAACTTCTATCTTTTAAATTACTAACAGCTTTTTTAATATATCTACTTTTCATATCTTTAGAAATTTCATCAATATTAGATTCAGTAGCATTTACTTTAGCTTTACCAATAACTTTTTTAGTAGCCATATCAAAACCTTTATCTCTTTTTGAAGATGCTGATTCCATATCTTTTTTATGACCTGGTTCTTGACCTGATTTATCTAAATAATTATATATTTTATCTTTAGAAATTTCATCTATGTGATTTTTAAATTGATCTTTAATCATTTTAATTTCCTCATTATATTCATTATCATATTTATCATTTTCGTTCATTGAAGGTCTTTTGAAACCATGTTTAGCTAGCACATCTTTATTCTTATCGTATGCATTTGTAGCTTTTTTAAGTTGTATTTTTAACTTAGGTTTGTTTTCTAAACTAGCCATTGAAGGCACTTTCTTATCTTCATCTGCTGATAATTTTGCTGCTATTGCCATTTGTCTTCTCTTTGTTTTTGATTTACCTTTAAATTGAGGAGCATCTGATTTGTAAAAATCATCTACAACATCACCCATATCAGCTGTCTTGACATTAATACCCTCTTTAAACAAATCAAAATGACCGAATTGGGACTCAGCGTCTTCGTGTGATATGTAATCTACTCTTACAATGTACTCACCATACTTCTCTTTCATGTCGAGAGCTACTTGTGCTTTAGTTTTGCCTCTGATAAGAATTGGTGGTCTTATTTTATCTTTAAAGTCTACTCTAAATAATCTCATGTTTTATTTATTAAACTATTGAGTCTTTAATGTATGAGAAGTTGCCTTGCTTATAGAACTCGATAAGAGACTTAAATCTATCTCCAGTTTGATACTTATGAGATATAACCCATACGTTTGTACCTTCCATATCACCTATAATGTCCCATAGTATATCTGTAGCTTCAGCATCTAAAGAACTATCACCTACCTCATCCATAATAAGTAGATTAGTATTAACAGAGTTCTTTAACTTAGCAATCTCTCTCCAAGTAAACATTAACGCAAGATCTATTCTCATCTTCTCTCCTTCTGAGAAAGAAGCATAACTAAAATGATCTCTATATCTACTCTTTATACTTTCGTTAAAGTTTTCGTCTAAGTTAAACGAATAGTTAGCACCCATTCTATCTAAGTACTTATTGATAAGTTTATTCATAACAGGTAAGTATTGCTTTATGATTTTAGCTTTTATACCAGTATCTTTTAGTAATACTTTACACACTTCTAGATGATGCTTAAGTTCTAATTGTTGTAGAGACTTGGATTGTATTTCTTTTTTCTCTTCTTTTAATGCAGCTAGTTGTGCTTTAGCATCATTAAGAGATTTAGCATCAGCTTTTACGTTCTTATTATTGTTTAGGTTATTAAGATAGGCTTTATTAGAGTTTATATCAGCAGCTAGTTTAGATTTATCTGATCTTATATCAGTAACTTTTTCTTTAACTGCGTTTATAGCTCTTACATTATCTTGTATATTACTTATAGCAGTTTCAGCAGTACCTATAATACTACTATACTTTGTCTTCTTAGCAGCATGTAAACTAATTTTATTATTCTTATGCTCTTCAGTAAGAGGCTGATCACATTCAGGACATATAGAATTATTTTGATAGAAGCTTAATTTTTTATCATGACTAGTTAGTTCAGTCTTAACTTTGAATAACTGGTACTCACCTTCTTTTAGTTTATTCTTTAACTTATCTTCTTCTGTAATCTCTAAGAGTAAACTTTCTATATCAGAGTCTTTCTTAATAAGCTGTTCTTCCAACAACTTTATTTCGGCATTGACTCTTAACTCTTCTTCTTCAATCTTATCTACAGACTCTCTAGAACGAGCAGTAATATTATCAATCAAACCATTCTGAGCAGATATTTTAGTCTTGTTTAAGTCTTTATTGTAATCAGTATCTTTTATATCTAATTCTAGATTATTATCTCTCGTTTTAAGTATAGCATTCATTCTAGAAAAAACAGTTATGTCTAATATTTCTTCTATGATACCTCTACGTTCCCAGTTAGCTAAGTCCATAAACGATTGATATCTAGCTGTACCTAAAATAACAATCTGAGTAAATGACTTGTAATTTAAACCTATAATATCTTCTAGCTTTTGCTGATAGTCTCTTAAAGAAGCATCTTGAGTTAAAAGATTATCCTCTTTATAGATTTCAAATATATTAGGTTTAACACCTCTAATTATTTTATATGGTATACCTTTCACTCTTAACTTAAGAGTTACTTCTAAACCTTTTTCGTTAACAGAGTTTACTAACTGAGTCTTAGATATAGCTCTATAAGGTTTATTGAATACAGCAAAACATAAAGCATCTAACATAGTAGACTTACCTGAACCATTAGGTCCAGTTATAAGTGCTGAGGGAGTTCTACTTAGAAATAATGTCTGGCCTGTATTGCCTGTAGATAGGAAATTTTTATATGTAATCTCATCAAACTGTATCAAACTCTTCCGTCCTCATCGCATCTTCATATATTTCTAACATGAGTTTCTTTATCGCTTCTTTATTATTATCAGTAGCAACGTCATCTATATACTGACCTATAAGATCAGTAGTAGCAACCATCTTAATCATATCACCTACATTATCTTCGTTATACTCTTCAAACGATTCTATAATTTTTAGGTCGAAAGGATCATGATGATTTACTTTATCGATAAACTTTTCGAATATTTCAAAGTCAGATTTCTTCTTTATTATTAATTTAACGTACGAGTTAGTTATAGTAGATATATCATAATCGGTCCCGTCTTCCCAATAGATTCTATGAAAGAAAGTATAAGGGTTAACTATATACTCCATACTAAGATCTGTAGTATCCATAATCCAAAAACCGTTCTTACCTTTAGCATCATTCCATGTCATCTGATATGGAGTACCTACGTAATTAATATTTGCCTTTTCTGAATGAGTATGGTAGTGTCCAGATATAACATACTTCCAATTTTTAAAGTCAGCAGGTTTAAGTTCTGCTCTAGCTTTAGCACCAGGATGCATATCCATACCATCTATTTCATAATGACCTACTAATACTTCACCACCATTACGTATAATATCTACTGATTCCTCTTGATTATCCTTGCATAGCCAAGGCATAAGAGTAAATGTTACTCCATCTAGCTCAAGATTTGTAGTCTTATCATAATAGACCATACCTTTTTCATGGTTAAGTAATTGACCAGGTGAGTTATTTTCTAAAGAATATCGTAAAGGTATATCATGGTTACCTATTATACCATAACAAGTCATATCTCTTTTCTGGATATGATCTACGAATATTTTTTTCTGGAAAGCCATAGTCTGTATATTAATCCACTTACGATTATCGAAATAGTCGCCAGTTTGTATTACAGTTTTAATATTATGTTCATCTATATACGGCCAGAATACATCTTTAAAAAACTTTTCTTGCCAAAGTTGTATGATACTATTCGAGTTACGAGAACCGAAATGTGTATCACCAAGTATCGCTATCTTCATTAATTATCCTTTGGTTCTGATTCTGATAATGGTGTTCCTTTGTAAGCCTCTCTATCAGCTTTTGTATAACCTGACCTTAATCTAAAGCCAGTTGCTCTTTTAGATACATGCTTCTTACTGTCTGCTATCTCACCTAGTTTTTGATCTGCTATAGCTCTAGCACCTTCCATAGCTGCAGACTGAAACTCAGGGTCATTCATATGCTGTAGTTCAGCTTTCTGAATTAGTTTTAAATTTAATTCGTATTTCTTTTTTTCTTTTTTAATAGTTTGTATCATATGTGAGAACAATATCTGAGTCACATATGCAAATCCATTATTAAATCTACTACCATCAAACAAATGCATATAATTTACTGCTCCTAAAATAGCATCTTGTACCATCTCTTCTCTATAAGCATAGCCTCTAAAGTTAGGTGAAAGAGAAAGTCTTGACGCCATTTTTATAACGCATTCTCCTAAATATTTGTTCATAATAGGTCTAGTTTTTCCAGAAGCAAGTTTCTCTTTACAGTCTCTTGCATACTCATCTAACGCTTTAGTAAACTCTTTATTGTTTACGTAATGTTCGTTACCAGGTTTTAGTCTTGTTCTTCTTTGTGGTGTTGGTGTTTCCATAGCTGTCATAATTCTATTTTAGATATTTTAAAATCAAACGATTCGTCCACATAAAATTTAAAGCGCTCACTTGCATGTCTTAAAGCAAAGTTTTCTCTTGATCCATGCTTAAGATCATCTACAATATCAAACACTGTAGCTTTTACACCATTATCAGCTTTTCTTAAAACGCGACCGATCGATTGTAGGACTTTAATTTTGGATTTACTTGGATGAGCAAATACGAGGTTGTGGAGGTTACGAATATTAATCCCCGTGCTAAATACACCAAGTGATGCAACGATGATAGTATCGTTGTTCTCAGCAAGGTATCTAACAGCTTCTCTCGAATCTTTATCTGTCTCTCCAGCAACATAATGTAAGTCCTTTTCAGTTTCGATAAGATCATATATGGCTTTTCCATGAGCTATTCTACTAAAAACTACTAACGTATTACCAGGTAAGTCTCCTGCCATACGAGCTATAATTTTATTTCTTCTCTCATGACCAATAAGATAATCTATCTCTTCTTGATATTTATATTTGCTTAAAAGCTTTCGATCTTCTGCGCCGTATTGTAAAGTTAGAATACGAACTGATAAATCTGATATTTGATTTCTATCTATTAACTCCTTTGTAGTTATTACTTTATGTACAGGACCAAATAAACCTTTGAGTACTAACTCATGAGTCTTTGCTTCCTGCAGTGTGCCAGTTAGACCTATTCTATCTGGACAGATCAATAATTTACCCATGATCTTTTGTATAGATTTAGCTTGAGCATGATGAACTTCATCTACTATTACAGAACCAAATTGTGCAAACCACCCAGTTGACATTTTATGAATTGATTGCCAAGTAGATACTACACATCTCTTATCTGTCTCTTTTTCTAAACCTCCCGTTATACCGTGAGGTGCATAACTACCTCCCGAGTAATCTTTAAAGTCACCTATCATTTGAGCTACTAAAGATATAGTAGGTACTATGATAAGTATCTTTCTATCGTGTACTTGTTCCCACCACCTACATAAACTATATGCAATTAAACTTTTACCAGAAGCAGTAGGAGATAATAATAAAGTTCTTTGTTGCCTTATAGCTATCTTAAATGCTTCTCTTTGATAGTCTCTTATTGTTATAGGTTTCTTTTTACTTAATGGCTTAAGAAAGTCTAAGTAACCATCTAACATCTGATCTGATACTGGCTGCTCTCTTCCTGGAAAGTCAAACTTAGTACCTTCAAACTCAACTTCAACATCTAAGTCTTTACTAAACTTAATTATCTCTTGCCATAGTCCACCATATAAAGTAAAGTTACGTAAGTTAACTAAACGTATTTTACCATCCCAGAACTTATTTCTATATTGTGGTGAGAACTCTGCACCTGGAACTTTGAATGTAAAGTAATCTGATAGCTGTTGCAGTTCATGTCTGTCGCCATCGAAAGTAAGATGAACGTCATCTTTCTTTTTAAATACTATCATAGCTCACCAGATGTAAACTTAATCCAATCTATCGCAGATCGTATAGACTGATTACGCCACTTTATCTGATCTAAGATATGCTGTACACCTTCTAGAAGTACATCCATATATTCTATTTTCTTTAACAATCCTACTACCTCAGGGTCAGTATTTACATGCTTCTCAATACCAGACTTAGTCTTAAGTTTAAGATCGAAAGGCTTCTCTTTATAAGTATCTGAAGTTGCTTGACCTGTATAATATAATTCTTTATCTTTTCTTATTGCTTCTAGCTTATGATTGAATGCAATCTTTTTAGCTCTTAGGTCAAGATATATTTTTAGATATTTATGATGTAATTTAGGCACAGATGCAGCAGTAGTGTCGAGATTATTTTTATCAATCTCAGCATCTTTTTCCCATAAATCTAGTAACTGTTCATGCGTTATCATATAAATATTATAGTATGAATATTAAAAAAGTTATCATACATTTCAACAATAAGCTCAACCTGGGATCAGGTCTGAGCTTTTTTTCATTTATAAGACGGAGAAGTACGAATGGGCAGAGCCAAGACACGCAAAAAGGATTCCTTTATGATTGATATTAAAAGCGCGGCATCCTTCCATATTCAACCAAAAAATCCTACTCAACAATACTTATTAGATTGTATCGAACAAAGTTCTATAACAGCTGTTATTGGACCTGCAGGTACAGGAAAGACATATTGTTCGGGTATGAAAGTAAGTCAACTATTCTTAAAAGGAGGTTATGATAAGATAGTACTCTCACGAGCTAACGTACCAACGGGACGCTCTCTAGGTTTCTTTCCTGGGTCAATTAAAGATAAACTAGCGCCATGGTTAGCACCTCTAACTAATGTGCTTAGACAAGGTTTAGGTTCCGGTCGTTACGACTTTATGGAAACTAAAAACGAAATAGAAGTACAACCTATTGAGACTATAAGAGGAAGATCATTTGAAAACTCTTTAGTGTTAGTAGATGAAGCTCAAAATTTAACAATAGAAGAAATTAAAGCTGTAACAACTAGATTAGGAGAAGGAAGTAAGTTAATTTTACTAGGTGACCCTGCTCAATCTGATGTAGCTAACGGTGACGGTTTAGTTGATTTTGTTGAGATGTGTCAAAAATATAATATCGATATTCCAATAATTAAATTTGGTTTAAAAGACATTGTAAGATCAGATATTGTAGCACAACTAGTCAAAATGTTTTATAAGGAAAATTTATAAAAAAAAGTTGAGAGGAGGGAACCTTTTCCTTCCTTTCGACTATCACTTAAAGGTAACTGTTAAGGAATCTTAAGCCCCGCCGACCACGTGGTAGGGGTCACTACCGATAAGTATACGATCAGGGTAGTCTCTTAAACCATTAACGTATCCTCTCCAATACATAGCATTAATTGTCTCTTGAAACAATTCAGACTGTTCTATTTTACCAATAGAAAAGTTACCATCTGTATCCCATACATCACATACAAAGTGCCATCTATCAGTATTGTTATTATTAGCTACATAATGGCGAGGGTGAACATTACACATATAAGCTGTTCCTTCTTCTAACTTATATGACTTATCATTGTATACAAAGTCAGTTCCATCTGTATGAATAGGTATATGGAACTTAAAGCCTCTTCCATCTGAATGTTCTTTTATCATCTCTCCTGGACCTAGATATGATAATCTACATCTACGAGGGTTCATATTTTTACTAATTAGCATGTCGACAATTTCTTTAAAGTAACCTGTACATGCTGAGGTAGGTTTATCAAAGTCTAACATATGATAAACTTTATTTTCTCTACACCAATTAAGATCAAATACTACATCCGGAAGCATTAATTTTTCTCCGTTGTAGTTCCACTCTCTATAATTTTGATTCTTTCTATCATATTGTATTTCTATATGATAACCAAAACCGCTTACAGAAGTACCATCAGATGATGTAACTGATACACCATGCAAACCACCTTCTCTATTTTTATGAATATTATGTTCTAGTAGAACTCGTTTTAACTCTGACTTTAGTCTAGGTAAATCGAATTTCCATCCATTAGTGACAACAAATGACATCTCTATACTGCAAAACTTTCTCCGCATCCACATTGCGCTTTAGCGTTTGGATTAATAACTTTAAGATAAGAACCTCCAAACTCTTGTACATAATCAACTGTGCATCCTATAACGAACATTTCTGCTACTTTATCTACAACAAGTATGTCTTCTATTACTTGTCCCTTTTCATTAGTATCAGTCATGTCCCATTCGTATTGAAAGCCAGAGCAACCGCCTCCTAGTACACCTAGGTAAGCATATTTTTTATTATTCTTTTTTGTTAGTGAGCCCATATATTCACGAGCTGATTCTGTTAACTTTACCATTATAAAACCTTTTGTGCAATCATAGTTAAAATTGAAGCTTGAGCTATAATAAGTACAGCTAGTCCCCATACTTTTATATCGAATTTTTTAATTGCGGATTTGTGATCTTCTAATAATTCTTCTATTCTCTGATAACGAAGTGTACATTCAGCTTCATGTACTGCTAGCTGCTTAATAAGTTGATTAATATTAAGTTTAGGCTTAATAGTTTGCTCTTGTTTTACAGTTGGCTTCTGTTCTAACTTCATTTATTTTTAGCTTTCTTTTTTCCGGCTTTCATATTAGCCATCCAATGAGCAAGTTGACCTTTTCGTCCTCCTTGCTTTGCTACTTTTCTTAAATTAGATACAGATGATTTAGTAGGTACTCCATGTCGTTTAGAGTCTCCTTTATCCTGAGGATTCTTTCCGTCTTTAAAATTTTCTTTGAATTGACTAAAGCTTAGCAGTTCCATCTAGCTCTAGCTGCCTTTCCTCTTTCACCAGTCCAACCTGATGAACGAGCACAAAAACTTTTTCTTCTTCCTGCTGCTTTACTTCCTGCTTTTAACTTACTCGGAGGAGTTGTTACAGCTGTTTTTAAATCACCACCTGTACGTCTATTATACTTAGCAACACCTTGAGCTGTCATCCCAGCTCCACTATCTGTACTTCTTTTATCACCTGATTTTTGTGACATACCTGACATATCTTCTTTAGTCATTTTATCTACAGCACGATCAATACCTGTTCTTCTATTTCTTATCTTAGCATGATTCTTAGCTGTACGATGGCCAGGTTGCTCATCTGTTATTCCTGCTGCGAATGAACGATCGTCAACATTTTTAACAGCTTTCTTTACATACTTACCCATAGTGTCTTTTGATAATTCAGATAATTTATTTACATAATTATCCATATGTTCATTTTGTTTTCTAAGAACTGCTGCAACTTGAGGATGCTTATGAATGTCTTTTGATAACTTATTCATAGCATTAACAGCACCAGTCATATTACCTTGTTTATATCGAGGATCAGAAGCAATACCAATTGCTTGTTTAACATGTTTAGGATCATGCTCTTCTCCAACTGATTCTTTGCTTGGATGGTTCTTTAAATTTACAATAGTTTTTCTTTGCTTATCTAAAGGATCAGATGCTAACTTCGCGCCGCCTGGACCATCTGAAGCCGGGTCACCCTTTTTTAGCTGACCTGCTTTTGTAAAATATGTTCCTGCAGGTGCTTCTTTTGTTTCACCCATTTTTTTATTTGAAAAGTCTCCAGTCTTTCTTCGAGCTTTAATTTTATCTTGAATTGTTAATTCTTCTGGCGGGCGTTTCTTTACTTTAAATGTTCTTTTCGGAGCTGCTTTTTTAGCAAAACCAAACAATTCGCTAATTCGATCAGCAACAGCATCAGGGGTTTCATAATGGTCTTTTATTGTACTATGAAAATGATCATGAGACTTTGCAGCTGTAGCTTGCAATTTTCTTTTTTCATGAGAGGTTTTCATACCTTGATGTTTTGATAAAAATTTAGAAGCATGAGCTCTAGACACTTGATGTGTTTTACCGTCATTAAATTTAACATGCTTTTGTCCGTTCATTGTAACAGACTTTCTAAGCTGCATTACAATATGTTGACCTTGATCTGCTTCATGTTCATCTTCAGCGGAAGGTTTTCTAATTTCATCTAAATAATCTGTAAAACTTTTCATTTTAATACTCCTGATTATATTATTTATTATATTGAATCATTGTTAGCTTTGCCATCAGTGTATGTTTCGTGTTCGAAATACATGTATCTAAATGTCATTGTACAAGTTAATGGTTCCACGTCTATAGAACTAGAATTATATTGTGGACCTTCTAATGATATAGGAAAAGCATTTTTAAACTTCCAAGCTACAATAGGTCTGTTACCTGCATCAGTACCAAACAACTCTATGTTAGTCATTGTTTTACTAAATTCTGGACCTGAGCCTCTAATTCTTTTTGAATACTCTGTAAATTGATCACTACTTTCCGGAACGTTAATTGCTTTCATCCATAATAAAAATTCTCTATAAGCTGTAAAATTTTTATCAATAACAACTGTTGCATCTAAGCTTCCATAATCTATACCGTCTCCGGGTACGTACATTCTAGTAGGATTTAATGAGTTAGGTAATACAGATTCACCACCATTTATTGTTGGTATTGTAAACGACTGAACTGTAAATACAACCTTAGGTAATCTTTCACATGTCAAAAAATAATTTTGAGGTGGAGTAAAGCTTAACTCTACTTGTCTATTTGTAATAACGTCTGTAAAATTAGTTGCCATTTATTACCTCTGTTTTAAATTTAATTAATAAACCCATTTTATTATTCCAAGTTAACGATTTTAAATAATTGTAATCGTCTTTAAATTCTTTTCTTTTATTTAAACTACTGCAATGTACTTGTATAGCATCTAACTCTATTATACTTCCAGGTATCCAATCAAATACGTTTTCAATAGTTAAACCTTCTAGTCTTTCATAATCTAAATGGTAAAGATAATTATCATAAAAGTTTTGATCAAAAGGTTTTAAATTTTTTTCTTTTTTTATTTCTTTACCGTTGTTATGATAAAATTGCAAATCACTATAATCTGTATAACCTTTATATTGTGAACCAGTTTTATTATAATCGCCTTTGTAACCTTTAACAAAATCAGCTGAATAATCTATTAATCTTTGATTAAATAATACCATCTTACCTGCTGAGTTTCTATAATTATCTTTATGCTTACCAATCCATAAAGGAATAACTACGTTTCTATATACGGTATTATTTTTATCATCGATAAAATCTATCTCTTTAAAACTGTCTGTATGTATACCATAAGGGGAAGTAGTTATAAAGAAGTTGCCACCTAAGAACTCTCCACTTATACTTAATTTCTTTTTAATTAATTCATAAGCTTCTTTAACAGACTGTCCTTGAATAAAGACATTACCATAACGATTATACCTAGCACCTCCATACTTAAAAGCTAAATCAAACAAAGTGTTTAATTCATACTCTGAAAAAACTTTAGTGTGACATTTTGCCGGAGCAACATTCTGTAAAAGTGTTCGCTTATCTAATATCATTACATTATATTTATACACAAAAAAAGGGAGACCGAAGCCTCCCTTTTGCGTTTTTCGTATAAGCTATTACACGTTATCTACTGCGAACTTTCTGTAGTAGACGTTTGAGTGAGGTGCAACTAATCCTTTAGATTGAATTGCAGAAGCTCCACCAGCAAATGGATTACTTACCATACCGTATCTAGTTTTAAAACCGATTTTAGGTTGGAAAGTCTCTTGAGCAACAGCTCTGACCATTTGTAGAGGTACATAAGGACAATAGAACATACCAGCGTCCATATTGTTTGTACCTTTATAACCAACAACGATGTAGTCACCTGATGTTGCATAAGGGTCAATATAAACTCTTGTTCTACCATTTAAAGTACCTGCGAATACACCTGATGTAACATCTACATCTAGGTTATCCTGGATATTTGAGCTATAGTCTAGCAAGCCAGCCATAGTCAAACCTGAAGCTACGTTAGCAGAACATAACATAAAGTTACCTTTACCTCTTCTAGTTTCGAATGCAATGTTATTGCTTTCTTTTTCTATCTGAAGCATAAGACCTTTTTGTCTTTCTACTGACCATCTACCTTGACCATCAGCAATAAGATCAAATCTTCCTGCTGTTGTTAGGCCTGTAGCACCTCTTTTAGCTTGAGAAATAATAGTGTATACTACTTCTCTATTGATCTCAGCTAAGATTTCTGTAGACAGAATATTTGATAATTCTGCTTCAGCATCTAGACCGTGAACAGCTCTAAGATCTTGGACTAACTCCATAGTGTATTCACTTTTAAGAGCACGTGTCTTTGCTTCGACAGCTGTTCTCTCAATTGTGAATGACATTTCTCTGAAGTTATCGCCTTCACCTTCTCTAGTAGTCATACCATATGAAGAAGTACCTTCTGCACTGATTTTAGCAGAACCACCAGCTAGTGCTGGGTTAGCTCCGGTAGCAGTACCGAATGGGTTATTCACAGGTGTTACTGAGTTATCAGTATACGCATCTGACTCTGCAGATGTTGAACCACTGTTAGAAGCTCTTGAAGGATCAAATGGGTTACCTGAAGTAGACTCATTTGCACCATCAGCATGAGTGCCTGGAGCACCAGTATTGAAGGCTGTACCAGAAAAGTTCGGGAACACTTCGTTGTAGAAAGCCTCTAAGCCCTCTTCACCAAGTCCATCGACTTCATTTCTGTTATTATATCTTGCACGTAGTGCGAAGATTAAACCTGTTGGCGCTGACATAGCTTGCACACCACAAAGATCGAAAGCCATCATTTGAGGCATCGCTCTTCTTACTAGTGATATGATAATTGGATCGTAACCTGCACGACCAGTTGCATTAATAGTGGCGTTATCTCCGGCTCCGGAAAACGCTCCACCAAAGGCTGCACCAGATACACTTGATTCCTGAATTTGAGACTCTTCTTGCAATGCTTTCTCTGTGTTCTCTAGAACTTGAGCTACAACTGCTTTCTTTTCTCTTTCTTTAATTTCAGGCAAATCATCGTGGTTAATTACTGGGGCCCATTTTTCAGTGAGAACATCAAAGGACATTACTCTATCTCCCTATTAAAAACGTTGATATAATTTTTCTTAATCATTATTAATTTTTCTTATTTACTTATAGTTTTTGATAAGAACTGCGCGTATGCACTTACTGTAGAGTCGTTATGATCTTCTGTAATTACTTCGTCAGTACCAATCACTTCTTCACTCAATGAGGTTAGAAGCTTTGAGTTTTCTTCGCTTTGATTAAAGTAAGCCTCTTTGAGGTCACTTAACTTGGCTTGGAACTCTTCAGTATCTTTAGCATCTACTGACTCAGCTAATTTTTCTAATCTAATTTTCTGTGTCTGTGTTAGCTCTGATGATACCTCTTCTACAATTGAAGCCTTTTTATAATCAAGGACTTCTTTTTGTAAATTTTCTGCAAGAGTCTGAGACTCTTCTACTTGTTCTTTGAAAGAATCTATTTGTTCAGTTAACTCATCAACTACTGAGATATCATCTTCAGGGATATCGATATAGTTTTCTGCAAATAGTTTTCTCATTCCTGAGATAAAGTTTTCAGCTACTTCAGTTCTAAGAGAGTACTTAATTTCTAATGCATTCTCTTCTAACCATTCTTTAACTGCATAATCAACATACTCGTTAATCTTATCGCTAATAGCAGCTTTCTCTTCATTAAGTTTCTCTTCGTAGTCAGCTTGAATCTTCTCAACTACTAGATCTACTTTTTCATTTACAGCTGTTTCAAATACTACAGCAGCTTTACGTTTAAAATCTTCATCTAATTCTGCTTCTAAATCAGTTTCAGTTTCTTCTGCTGCCATTTTATTAACAATTGGATCACTTGCTTGATCATGAGCACCTTTATTAGCATCTGCTTTTACTGAAGCTTTTGCCATCTTTGTAGGTCCTGCAGGATTTGCAATAGTTGGTGTGTCATGAGGATCGTTTGCTTGATTATGTGGACCAGCGCCTACATCACCACCTTTTGTTTCTGCTTCACCTTTAGCTGATTTTTTATCTTGATCAGGTAAATTTTTCATATTAGCATCAGTCTGAATAGTAGTATCTTGACCTTTAGCATCACCAACTTTTTGCATTGGTTCACCTGCTGGTAAAGCTTCTTCTACTTCTTCTACTTCTTCAGTAGTTGCTTTTTCAGCTTCATCTTCGATAGGATGCTCGATAACGTTACCGTCTTCATCTTTTTCGTGATGCTCTTCTTCTACAGCTTCTTTTTCTTCTGTTTCAGCATCATATTCAGCTTCTGATTCTTCAATTGATTCAGCTAATTGAGCTAACTCATCAGCGAAGATACTTTCTTCTTCTTCAGTTAGTTCTTTCATTAACTCATACCAGTTTTCTTCTTCTAAGTTTTTAAGCTCATTCCAATCCCAGTTGGCAGTACCTTCTTCGATTGTGATTTCACCAGCATGAAGAACATACATAGCATCTTCATAAGTTACTTCTTCTTTTTTCATTGCTTTATTGATAGCATTTCTTCTTTTCTTTAGATAATCATCTGACTCATCTTCGTCGCCATCGTTATCTACGTCACCATCTTCTTGACCAACCGGATCCATCTTAGCTTTTTCATCAACAGTTTCAGCTTCTTCTTCTGATTCTGTCTCTTCGCTCATTCCTGGATCGTCACATTGGTTATGAGGTCCTTTGTTAGCTTCTGCTTCTGCAGATGCTTGAGAAGGTTTAGCGCTTATACCATCTATTGAATTAGTATCGCCTGCGTTATCGGTAGACTGATCATGTGGACCTTTATCAGCCTCGACCGTTGCAGATGCATCACTAGCAATCTTCCCTTTATTCATATCACCTTCATCACCAGCATTTTCACCTGCTTGGTTATGGGGTCCTTTGTCAGCTGCTACTTCAGGAGACTGTTTACCGCTTCCTGGTTTAATTGTAGCCATATCAGCTGTCTTACCATCGCTAGTTAAATTCTTAGCGTTGTCGGCATTTTGATCAGCTTCTGCTATGTTATCTTCTTTCATAGGCTTTTTTTCCTGAGGGTTGGTAATCATATCCTTTTTGGTCATATGCTCACCACTCTTAGGTGCCTTCTCTTCAAGAAGATCTTCTATTACGTTTATCAAATCTTTAGACATGGGGTCCACTCCTTGTTGTCCTTTTATTTATTAATTAAAGATCTCTTAAGAACTTGTTAAACATATTAAGCTTAACTTCGTTTAATTCAGATTTCTTTGCTAGCATTAAATTTTTTCGCTCTATATCAAGATCTACTCTAGAGAATACCCCTGACTCATATATCCATTCAGCTTGTTCATAAACACCTTCAACGAATGAAGATTGAGCTGAAGGATCAAATACGATATCGGCTGCAGTTGTTAGTACAAAATCACTCTGTACTTCATTATGTCCCATTCTAGTTGGCTTAAGAGAACCTAAACCTCTAGAACTAACACCTACAGTCACTCCATCATCTAATAAATTTTCTACTATCTTACCCATAGGTGTAGATAATACCTTTGCTTTTCCTTTATAATATATTCCATCTTGTTCTAAAGACTCAGTAAGAATAGCTGCTCTCTCTGGATTCACAACAGGTTCAGCTGGATGGTTTAATTCACCTAGCGCTCTTTTTTTATCAATGTACTCTTCTTTGTACTTTGATACTGCTCCGTCCATTACTGATTGAGGGTATATTCTACCATTTCTGTTTTCTTTTTCAGCTTGTAAAAAAGGACCTGATATGAATAGTTTTTTATTGCTACCTTTACCTTCAGATATTACTTTCACGTTTTCAAATAATGTTGGTTCTGCTATAAGTTTCATTGTTCTATCCTATCTTAATTAGCTACTATAAAGCCTCTTAATTCAATTATTGCATTAGGGCTAGTACCTACTACAGTAAGAGATCCACCTCCTGCTGATCCAGTAAAAGGTAAACCTCCAAATTGAGATAGTAACCAGTTACCAGTTTCGAATACTTTACCGTCTAATGTAACATCATTAGGTCCCATATTAATAACTGTCTCGATTCTATTAGGTTGGAATCTTTTAGTTTCACCAGTTTCTAATGTAAACAATAATGCATCTGAATCGAATGCTGAAGCAGAATCAATATGCAATGTTACCCTTGCAGAGTTTTGATCTCTTGCTGTAATTCTTTTTGCTATTATAGTGTTAGCCATTTATATCTCCTAGTTTGATAAAGAAGCTAGTGATCTTGTACGACCTTTAATTCTTTTCTTTGTTATTTTAGCAATACGAGCTGCTTTCTTTTTCTTAGCAGCACCCATAGCCTTTTTAGCTCTTTTAAGTTTAATTCCTAATCTTTTCATTTTAGCTTTTTGAGTACCGGTTTGAGGTAAGCATCTTCTACCTGCTAATCTCATACCTGGCATACACTTTTTCTTCTTAGTAATTGTGCCTTTAGATCTTTTAAAGATTACTCTAGCCATTTTTTCGTCAATTACAACTGTACCGTCTTCTTGCATTACCTCTACATCATGAACTTCATAATCTTCTGCAAATAAAGCATCTTTAATTTTAAGATAATTTTCTATAGCATCATCATAGTAAGTTCTATCTTCGATAGCAAATTCTAAATCATACTCTTCCCCATCTTCCATAGGAACGAAGTCTAAATAAGTTTTAGGACATTGACACTCATCATCTGCTTCATGAGGATGACAACCACAGTCATCATCATCTTCTTCATGTAAGTTAAGAGCAGCTTCTGCTTCGTCAAAGTCGTCAATGTCACCTTCTACTATTTCTTCATAGTCTAAGATAACAACTTCTTCTTTAAACTCTTCAATTTGCTCAGGTGTAAAAATAGTCTCTTCTATTTCTACTCCTTGTCTTATCGAATCTAAGACGAGTTGTTTTTTCTCTTCGTAGATTCTACTCTTTAGGTTCTTCAGATTCATTTTTACCATCTTCTATAAATTTAGAGGCCAACTCCTGCTTCATTTGCTGGAGATGTCCAATTACTTTAGTATCTATATGGGATTTTACATCTTTAACAAATGTATCTTGATCTCCCATATTCGTTGTAAAATCAAATTTATTTTCCATAATATTTATTAACCCCACATTATAGAGTCTAGCTCTAATTGGTTATTGTTTTTAAGTTCATCTCTAAGAGATGTCTCTTCTTCGCGTCCTTCGTTATACAACGTTTGGCCATCTAATTGAACACCACCTGGTAGTTCAGTATTTTGATATTTCTTAAGATTAGCACCCCATTGCATTTTAGCTAAAGCAACAGCGTATGTTTTTAACCAACTGTCTTGATATACTTGTCCGTATATTTCTGGGTCAGTTACTACATAACATTCAGCTAACATATAATGAGTCTTCTTACCACCATTAGCAGCAGTCTTCAATCTATTCATATCTGTATCGAAATACAATCTATTTTTATGTTTATTAAATCTTATGGCAGGAGATGTATTCAATAAGAACTCTATATGTTCTACAAAAGTCTTTTGAATATAATAAGAAGTTAATCCTCCTGCTCCCATACCACCATAAAAGAAATCAAAATTATTTAAAAAGTATTGGTACTCGTAATTATACATTCCCGCTTGACTAAAAGAGTCTACTTTAGCTATTCTAGTAACCGAAATTATATCATTAGGTACTTTAACTCCTATTTGACCAGCACTAGTAAGAATTATATTTTGATCTTCTAGTACTTGCTCTTCTAAAGTGAAGTATCTTCTAAATCCATCATGCGCAGAATCTGAATCAGTCTTTATATAAACTCTTTGACCTGTAACGTTATTCAGTTTTTTCATTACTCTAGAACCTAATCTATAGGTACTATATTTGTCAGAGTCAAAATCTTCTGCTCCTAAGTCTTGGTGTCTTCTATTATTTCTTTTAATAAAGTTACTATCAATCTTTATAACTCTATAAGTTCTTTCAGCGCCATCGTAATGGTACTCTTGATACAGCTGAACAGCATCATCAATACAATCTTCTAATTGTACATCAGCAATCTCTACGTTAATGACAGGTGCACCCAGTCTACGTAAAATATAATCTGCTAGTTCTTGTTTACTGTTCGGTAACGGCATCAGAGTCCTCTATAGCTTCTATATTTATGTCTAAATCAGAACTATCTTCTGTAAGTTTAAGCTTTGGAGATCGCTTATATTCATCGTACATATTGACATAATCATTATTAGCTACATCATTAGGAGCATCTATATCTGTAATTTGCTCTTTCTCCATCTCATCCATAATCTGCTGATCAATTCTAGCAATGTCTTCTTCTGTTTGACCTAGAACTTCTTTTCTAATATATTCAATAGAGAAGTACTTACCAACATATTCTGAAGCATCTCTCAATACATTTAATTGATCACCTAGTATTTCTATTCTTTTTAAATTTTCAAAGTGTGTATCAGAGATATAATCATAAGTGATATACTGTCTCATCTCTTCGAACTCACCTGTAGTACAAACACCCTTTAGTACTAACTGAACTCTTAACACTTCGTTAAATAATTCTGCAAACTGTTTTCTTATTCTATGAATAAACTTAGTAAACTTTAATTCATCTCTACTAATATCTGAAGCTCTTCCTAACTGAAAATTATTATCTTGATTAATTCTACTAATAGGAACGTTTAATGCTTGATACAATTTACCTTTAAAATATTCTACATCACCTAAGTCACCTAAATTAGCTCCACCAGGTAGAGTTGTAATTTCAGTTCCTTTAGATCCGTCTCTTCTAGGTAACCAAAAGTCTTCTAACATAGACATAAACTTACGACTATCTCTAACTAAACCTGTAGATGGATCATAGTCAATTTTATTTCTATATCTATTCATCATATCTTTAATGTATTGTTCAGCTTTAATTTTAGGTAACTGACCTACATCAACATAAAATATTCTTCTTTCAGGAGCTCTAGCTATTCTATAAACAATAAGAGCATCTTCCATAGATCTTAGATTGTTAAAAGGCTTAATAGCTTTATCTAAGTAACCTATGATCATTCCTCTATTTCTATCTACTAAACCAGAAGAACAAAATACTACTGAGTCTTTAGATAATTTAGCTGAAGCTTGTAAATTTTTATCAGGAGCAAACTCAAACCATTCTTTTACTTCTGTAAGAATTGGTACACCAGTCGACTTATCTTTTTCATAGTTAGGTTTAACTACTCTTTTTATTTTCAAAGCATCTATAGCTCTTAATTCTCTAATACCTTCTTTAGGTTGTTTTTTATCAATAATAACTTGAAAGTATAACCTACCATCTACATACCATTGTCTAAAATGATCGTATGATTTTTTTTGAAATTTTAATAAATGAAGAACGTTTTTAAATTCATCTCTGATATTCTTTTTAATTCTATCATCGATATTAAGAGTATCTAATCTAATTGATACAGGAGCTCTCTCATGCTCAACTACAAATGCTTCGTTAACGATATCATCTATAGCGGCATCAGCTTCTGGAAAAAAGCTGATGTCTCTATATTGTTTAATTAGTTGATGTTCGTTACGATACTTTGCGTCTTGTTCATAAGTGTAGCCGATTCTTCCGCCGACAGGCAACTCAGTACCGTCATCCATTTCCATGGGTATTGGACTTGGTTGCTTTTTTTCTTTCTCTGGAGTTACTAATTCAAATCCAAAGAGATCTATTCTTTTGTCTGCCATTCTGCTTCCTCATAATATACTAGTCTAATAATACTGTTATAGTCGATTATCCGACATTGTCTGTAGTATTACTAGTCCAGTATTGATATGCTATAGTTGCGCTGAACTCTTCGATAGTGTCTGTTGCATCGAAAGACATATCGATTGGGTCAACCTGAACTGGGAAACAGCCTCTAAAAGTGTAAGTCTTTTGAACGTCGTTATTTTTATCTAACTGCTCAACTCTCCAATCTTGAATGTACGCCTGAACGTTAGTACCTAATTCTGTTGTACCATTTACATGTTGATTGATTTGATTCATCCAAGACTCAAATGCATTACGAATAGCAAAGTTATTGTCATTCATAATAGTAATTGTCCAGTCTTCGAAGATTCTATCTCCAGCAACTTTTAATTGTCTACCTCTAAACGGTACAGGTATTTCACCAATCGTTGATGGAGGTAATTGAGCACCTTTGATAAGAAAAGAACCTAACTGTACTAGACCAAGACCAGTATTATCTGTATTAGTGACTGTTCCAGGAAAACCTGGAAACACTCTAAAATAATTTGGTCTTGCTCCACCACCTATAAGGGCTGCTTTAAAGTCATCTATTCTTAAAGTCATGTTACGCTCCTGCTACTTCTTCAAAACTAACGCCGGTTCTAACTGCGACGAAGTTAAGAGTTATAAAGTTAATTGAACGATTAGGTTTGATATAGATGTCAGCTACGAATCTATTACCATCAATAACCGCCGGTGTATTATTTGAAGTATCACAAACTACTTTAAAGTCTTGGCATCCTCTTCTTGCTTTTATATCTTGTAAGAAAGGCTCTACTGCTGCTACAAAATTAGCTCTTGTAAAGTCGTCGTTGAATTCAAAGAGTTGAAACTTGGCTGCAGTTGCAATTGCTTTTTCTAATACAATGAATAATCTTCTTACATTAATACGATCAAAAGCTGAAGGTTTACTTAGTGCAGTTTTATCACCAAATAGTAATGTACCTTGACCTCTTTGAGTAACCATAGGGTTGACTCTTTCTCTATACAGAACATCTCTGTCTGCTTGTTGAGGATTGAAAGATAATTTAACTACATTGGATACAAAACCTCTATTGAAACCTGCTGGTGACCACCAAGCATCATTAGTGAATTCTGACCTTGCGGTGATACCTGCTGTATCACCTGCCATCGCTGACCAGAAAAATTGATCATTATATCTGTCATACATTCTCTTCCAAGCAGAATCGAACATTGCATACGATGTAGAGTTAAAGTCAGAAAAATAAGTAGTAACTTTAGCTGCAGTTGGATTAACTACTGCTGCATCATAAGATGGTGAGCAAAATACTACACAATCTTTTCTTACATTTGCAATATTATCTATTGCATACTTTTGTACTACTTTTTGTTTTGTCGCGTTTGAAGAACCGCTACCGAAACTATTACCTAAAATTAATGAGATATCAATTTCTTCCGGATCTTTAAACTTATCAAGACCTGCTGTATAATCACCTGCATCAACATCATCTCCAGAAGAACCACCATTAAGTGTGTATCTTCTTACACCTGTTAGAGACATGTTAGTAACAAATCTTACGAAGTCTTTTTCATTTGCTTTGTAAATATCAATACCTATTGCAGTTACTTGTTCAGAATTTGATACTGCTGCGGTAGAATTACCGTTAGCTAGATCTTCTGTAAGTACGTAAATCCACTGTGATGTATTATTAATTATATTTTTATAATAATTTTGACCACCATCAGCTGTTTTACCGTTACCTGCTTTAGATAAACCTTCAAATGTTTCAAGTACTTCATATGCAGATCCTGTGATAGTAGTATCAGAGGTGTATACAATAACATGTACTTCATCTTGAACATCTGAGTCAAAGTTGTCTACAGACCATTGTGACCTACCTGGTCTCTTTTCAAACAATGTAGCTGCTTTAATTGCAGCTGAACCAGAGCCAACAATAGGTGTATTGTTAAAGTCTGAATCGTTCATGCCAGCATCAATAAGAGCTACTCCTATACCGTTACCTCTATGACCAGGGAACCTAGCATAGACTGAACCATTGATAAGAGTACTTTCTTCAGCATTAAAGTCATCTAAATTATTAAGAACTGCTGCTGTAGCAAAACCAGAACCTTGTTCAGCTTCTTGATAAGGAGTAAACGTTAGTCCTACTGTAGTTACAGCTGAAGGAGCAGTTGCAGCGGCTGGTGTTGTAAAAGTAATTGCTGTATCACCTGCCAATGCTGCGGCACCGTCGGAGTCTATCGCGGCGTCTGTGGCATTAGCTTCAGTATTGATAGCATTCTTTAAGATGTTTGCAACGTCACCAATGGATGAAATATCGTCGGAATCAGTAACTGTAAATTGAAATGCAGATGCGCTTGTAACTGCTCCAATGGTTACTGTCTGAGTTTTATGTCCCTCACCATCTGAATCGGGAAAAGTAAAAGCTGGGGTACCAGTAATACTAATTGTTGTCTTTCCTGACTCTAATGTAACGAACTCTGATGCAGCGTTTCTAGCGCCATCAGTTAAAATTCTTACTATTTGAATTGCATTTGCGTATGATAAAAAGTTCGCAGCTGTGTACCAATCGCTTCTAGTACTTTCACCTGCTACTGTTGATACTTTTGGGTTACCAAACTTTGCTATTAACTGTTCTTCACTTGAAATAAGTGTAGGTTCTAGACAAGGTCCCCATTCAAAATTTCCAGCAAATGCACCTGTTGTAGTTGCTACAGCAGGTATAATATTGGTAAGGTCTTTTTCTTTTACCTGTACACCTGGACTAACTTGGAAGGCCATTTTTTGACTCCTTTATTTGTAAATTTACAATATATTTATAATCTATAGATCTACGAACCTGTCGGTAACGTATTAGTAAATCGAGGATTATCCCCGCCATGACTATTTATTGTAAACGTTAATTTATATTCAGCTAAGCTGAACTTATCTTTGAATGCATATTCAATAACATTCGAATCTCTATACAATAATGTATTAAAGAAACCTTTAGCTACAGGATGTGATTCTAGGTTGTAAGCTAGCACCCTTAATATATTTGCATCTGATGAACCTTTAGCAAATATCATAGTATTAGAAGACACTGTAGATCCGTCTCCGGATACAACTCTCCAAGTAACACTCATTTGAGCTTCTAATATCTGATCACTATCAGTTGAGAACGTAACTGTCGCTAAGTTTTCAGAATCAGTTGGTACAGGAGTTGCAGGTGTTGAGCTTGAAGTAACTCCTATTAAAGTATTCAATTTAGCTATATCACCTTGCATAGTACCTATTAATGTACCCAATGCTTGAATAGCTATTTCATCTGAATCTCTATCAGATCTTAATAAATTTATTTTATTGGTAAGTACATTTATATCTGAATCGCTAGCGCCGCCTGATGAACCTACTTTACTAGTAAAATGTACAAAATCTGAATCCATATCTGATTTTATTCTACCAGCTAAAGACTGAATATATGTCATTCTAGTAGTTTCACTATCAATGTCAGCTCTTAATCCATCTACTTCATTTCTCAATGTAGCAGCTACTGCAAGATCAGAGTCACCAATACCTACAATACTTCTTATCTTATCTTGAAATAAATTATGATCACTATCTAATCTAGCTCTTACTTGAGACTGCAATAAACTTAACTTAGTACCTTCAGAGTCTAATCTTAATCTCATTTGAGATTGAAGTACTGATACTTTAGCTGCCTCTGAATCTAATCTTAATCTTATGTCAGATACTCTACTATCTAAAGCAGCTCTATCTGAATCTATTCTAGTATGAATTATATCTTGAGCAGTTTTTAATGCTTGTACTACTAATGAATCTGAATCTAGTCTACTGGTTAAATTAGTTTTTAACAACTGTACTTTAGTTGACTCAGAATCTAATCTTACGTGAGCAGCATCAGCTCTTGCTTGTGCAGCTGCAGTCGAAGTACTTAGTGCTTGTAATGCTGCATCGTCTGAATCTAATCTTGATTTTACTTGAGTAGCTAACGCTTGTATAAAACTTGAATCTGAATCTAATCTAGCAGTAATAGTATTGACATTATTAGATAGATCAGCTACAACTTTTAAGTCAGAGTCGGAAGGTATTTCTAATACTCTTAAACCGTTCTCTCTTATTATTTCTATAACTTGATCACTATCAAATCCGACAGAACCTACACCTAGTATACCAATATATTGACCACCACTAATGTATATGCTTTTGTCTGTAAAGTCTTTACCATTAGGTAAGTTTTCACCCATAAAGTGTAACACACCAGACTGATAATCAAAAAACCATTCATCGTCATTACCAGAACCAGCAGCAAATAGCTGATTAGATATTCCAGCTGCATTATCACTGTCACCTGAATCGTGTAGATATACTTTTACTTGATATGTTGAACCAAATTCAGGTGGTATCCAATCTGTGACACCAGTAATCCAAGTTCTATTAGCACTCGCTGTACCATCTGCTACAGCTTCAACTAAATTGCTTGAACTATATACTTCTACAACTCCTGTAGTACTTGCAGGTAAAGTAGCTGGTATAAGATTAGCTTGTACTAGAGTTTTATCACCTCTGTTTAATAATGGAGATGCAATAGATTCGTTAGTTGGACCTTTTAATGAATCAGAGTCAGTTCTAGCAACACCGAAACCTAATTTCTTAAAAAGAAAGTCTACCTTTGCTGTTAAACTAATTGCCATTAACTTATACTCAAACTAGTTACTGAATCACCTGATGCTAATCCTATTCTTAAAAGAATATTATTATTAGTAGCATTGGTTGCGTTTTCTGTACCGAGCGTGAAAGTAAAAGAGCCATTCAGCGCTCCTGTACCTACAATATCACCTCCAGTAGATGCACATCCATTAGAACCGTTTCCTCCTGATCCTGTGTTAGCGCCTGGTACACCAGCACCTGCATATTGACCTCCACAATCTAACCATCCATTTAATGAGGATGATGAATCAATTACTGTGCCTGGTGCTGCTATAAACATACCTTCTATACCAGAAGACGAAACAATATTAACTGTAAAGTTAGCCATTGCTGTTCTTCTAAACGCCATTGTAAAATATTGAGTTCCTGTATCACCTGATCTGTTTGGTCCAGGAGGAACATATGTACTGTAGTTAGTAGTATCGTGTTTTAATACCCCTAATCTAATTGTAGCTTCTTTAGTGCCTTGAACTCCACTATCTGAATCTTCTACGAATATATCTGTATTGTAATAATTATATGAACCACCTCTCAACGCAGGGGTATCAGTAGTAGCTGATTTTAAAGCTCCTGATCTAACTCCGTTGTCGGTAAAACCTGAACCTAATCCACCAGCTACACTTATAGCAGTTTCGTTTATTCCAGATTGAGAAGCTGTATGCACGTTTATATTAGTTGTATTTTCTACATAAGAACTAGTACCGTTAGTATTACTTGCTCTCACTTTAATTCTATCTACTGTTCTAACTGATGAAGATGTAATAGCAACACTTAAGGTAGCTAATGTATAAGCAGAACTAACACCTGTATTAGCAATAGGTATGCCTCCGGATAACATTGTTGATGAACCATCTACATTAGCGTAAGTATAATTTGTATTAACTGTACCAGCAGAACTAGTACTTTCTTGATTAGTTCCAGAATCTATTTCAACAGGAGAGGATGTATCATTATAAGCTTGTCCTACAAAATTTGATATTTGAATACCTGCAACGTTTATTGTAGGGCTTCCAGAATTAAAATAAGGCACTCCTGAAATGTATCTATAGGTTCCTGAATTATTAACTGATACAGTACCTGTACTTGATACTGTCGGAGCCGCTGAAACTGTATCGTCTCTTAATATGTGAACAGTAGATGTTGAACCTGTCTGCGAATGTTTTATTAATTGTGCATTAAGTCCTAAAGTATAACCTGATAAAGATCTAGCTATTTTAGCATCAAATGTCTGATAAAAATTGGATGGATATGTAGAAGAACTAATAGTATCATGAGCATCAGCTTGTTGAGTAACTTGAAGTGAACCAGCAGCTCCAGTTTCTCCTGATGTTGTAGTAAATGATATAGTACCGTCACTATCACCATTTCTTATACATGTTACTTCACCTGCAGCTCCATTATAAGCATTATTAATTGTATTAGTATCTATAATTCCAGTAGTATATCTTCTTGCAGTTGTACTATTAAGAGATGTTCCTGCTGCTAATGTAGACATAGTACCTGTATTATCAGTGAAACCTGAAGCTAATTTAGGATTAGTACCGTGAGCTGAATCTGATAAAGTTAAAGTAAAAGTAGATAAGTTACTAGGAGCAGCTGGTACTGCGTTAATTGTAAATGTGACACTTTCTTTATCTGATTGAGCTACACTTCCAGGTGAACCAGAAGCAAATAATTGAGAAGCATAACTACCAGTTGACTCTCCAGTATAGTCATGATCAATAGTAGCTCCTAATGAACCTGGAGATGATCCATCTTCAGTTAATGAATCTGAATCTCCATCGGCCCAACTATAAGTTAAATTAGTTGCATTTTGTGATGTGTTAGTAGCTCTTACTAATGCTCTATTTGCACCGTTTAAGTCTACAAAGTCATATATGTCTCTACTATTATCTCCTGATCTATCAGAAACAGTTACTGCAGTTGCAGCATAGTTGACTCTTAAATCAGGTCTAACTGTAATTTCAAAAGGATCTGATTCGAAAGGAGATGAATCATGATTAGAAGTTATTTGTAATTTACCAGTAAAAGTAACTGTATGTCCATTAGCTTGATCTGAATCAGGTAATGCATAAGTATGAGAAACTGCACTAGCTCCTCTATCACCTGATGAACCTGTTCCTGCATTTACTGTTGTATTAGATGTACCGTCACCCCATACATAAACATATCTACTACCAAATGTTGCAAAGTTACCAACACCTGAACCTGAATTGTTAGTTGCTTGTATAACATGACCTGATGTAGCTTCTTCATTTACACCATCACTATCATTTATACTTACAGATGGTGTATGTGTATCTAAAACATTAAAGAAATTATCTGAGTCAGCTGCAGGTATATCAGTTGGGTTAGCTGTAGTGTGTGAATTTAATGTGAGAGAAATATTAAATCTTCTATCTTCTTCAACTACTGTATCAAATGTATAAGGTAATCTACTACCGCCGTTATTAATAGAACCACCAGGTAATCTATCAGAATCTATAGCATGCATTAAATCGCTATCACCAAAATTAAAAACATAACCTGCGATTGCATTTGAAGTATTAGTAGTATTATTTTGTAAATAAATTGTATCGCCATCATCCCATTGTGTAATAGGAGAACCACCAGACGATGCAGCATATATTGCGAATGAAACAGCTGGTGTAGCTGTAAAAACTGTTACGTAGTTACTTCTTTCTTTAACTGAAAATGAACCAGCACCTTCTCCAGAAGAGTTTCTAGCTATTACTCTTACAGTAAAAGGAGAACCTACGTTTGAATTGTATGTATGAGATGGTGTACTATCAGAACTGTCTGAATCTATGTTACCGTCACCCCAATGAATATCATATCTATTAGGGTTACCATCTGCACTTGTTGTTAATGTAGTAGTGAAACCAGCACCACCGATTAAGTTGTCACCAGTAAAATCTAAATTAGAAACAGCAGTATTTCTAATTACGTTTCTAGTAGCTTCATTTAATTTATCGATAGCGTCAGTAACTGTTTCAGTTGTTTCTAATGCTATAGCACCAGTTTCACTTGATAAGGAACCATCTTGTAAGGGAGCACCGAGTGTGATTTGATTGCCTACTGTATTTTGTCCAGCATGCTCTTGAATCATATTAACGATTGCATCTGAGTCGTGACCAGCATTAGCGGCTAAGTTACTAATAGCAGCAGTATCTGAGTCTAACCTTGCAGTTAAATCAGTCTTAATTGCTTGTAATCTACTCTCATCAGAGTCTAGTCGAGATACTGCAGTTTCAGCTCTTCTTAAAAGAGTCTGGACGCGTGTTGTCTCTGAGTCAAGATCTGATCTAAGAGCTGCAACGGCTGTGCCAGCATGCTCAAAGACCATATTCTTAACAACATCTGAGTCAGTAGTAGAGGATATAGTGTAAACACCTTCACCTTCGGAGTTTACAACAAACCCTACACCTACATTAGTACCTGCCTCTAGTCTAGTAACGAGAGGGATATCATCTGAATCGTACGCCATTCACCCTCACCTTTTATTCCCAGTTACTAGTTGCCTGAGTTATCGTCTGTATCTAGTACATATCCTCCGAATACAACACTATTAGAAGTATTTCTAATTTCTAATTTGTGTGCGTCTGTAAAAGCATTACCATCAAAGTTAAATGCTTGACCTGCTGTAATAGTAATACCACCTGGGAATGTGTATCCACTATTCAATGCTGTCTTAACAGCTGAAACTGCTACTGTATCAGAGTCTAATCTAGCTATGATTTCTGTTATTTTTGGATTCAATTGAGCCATAATGAAATCAGAGTCAGCTACTTGATTAAGTTTTGATATAATCAAACCGTGCTCTGAGTCTCTATCTGCTCTTAAGTTATTAACAGCTGCTGATAAGTTACTTAACTTAACTGTATCAGAATCTAATCTAGCAATAAGTCCTGGATTAGTACCTGTGTCAATAATAACAGCCCATTTAGTAGCATCTGATCCAGGGGTTACACCTGAGAAGCCACCTGATACTGCTGAGTATGCAATACCTTCGTGATGTACTGTATCTAATTTTTGGTATGTTGTACCGGCGTTATAAGCGCCTTTAAAAACGAGTCTTACTCGTCCTAATATCTGAGTTGCCATTTTCCTTTACCCCTTTTGTTCTGGTTGGAAGCCCTGCCACTTTCGTGGTTCTAGCTCAGTAGCATTAATGCTGTTTTATTTATAATTATGCACTCTAGTCGTCATCAGCTAAATGTGCAGCATAAGCAGTTTTAATTTCATCTGTCCAAACACCGTTTGCTATATTTTGCACTTCTGTGCTTTCATTAGATAAGCCATCTGCACTTATGTTTGGTGAAACTATGTGTCTTGAAAAAACTCGACTTATTTCTGTACCATCTCTTTTAATGACTGTTGCAGTTCTAACTTGTATAAATTTATACGGCCCTACCACTTCAATTTTATCTTGTATTGTTTCTTCTGTTAATGCCACTTTCTACTCCTATAATTATTAGAACGTCATGTATGTTATACCTATGGTAAACCTATCATTGGTTGCCATATGAGAGTTGTTAAGAGTTCCTGCCGATGTATTATTCTCAGATGACCTAAATGATCCAACAGATGCATCAGTTGAAACATAAAAATTAACAAAATTACCAGAATTATGATCCGGACCTTGTGCACCAACTCCATCAAAAGCAACTGAACCAACAGACCTATCACTTAAATCTGCGCCATTACCTGTTGCAAATGGTAAACTTATATCTATAACTCCGTTTGGACTACTTTCACCAGTTATATGTAATTGACCTTGCAAGTGAACCATTCTACCAATTTTTACATATGACAATTTTGTAGCACTATCTCCAAGAGTATAGCTACCACTTGTCCTACCTGTGACTGTAGGGGTATATATACCTTCTTCATAATCATCAAGCAGTTCACCGGTCATACCAGTAGCATCACTTGTGGCACTAAAATCTATACCATGACCATTTGCTACTATAACGTTGCCATCAGTTAGAGTTAATCCATTGCCTACAGTTACTGTACCATCAACTTCTAATCCTGTACCATTAATTAATTGAAGTGTGTCGCTATTAAATCTTGCACTAATATTATTTGAGCCAGCTTTCTTATGAGTTATTTCAATAATACCATCTTCAGTTCCGTCACTAGCGTCTTGTATTTTTCCTGTAATTTTTGCATATACTATTTCTTGGTTAGCATCATTTTCACCTTTGAACTTTATTTGACCTAAGTAATCTGCGTCGGCTACACTAGAACTATTACGTTTAAGTGTAATCACTGGACCTGCATTATTAGAATCTTCAGTTGTAGTAACTAATATACTATCATCTGTAGTTGTGTTATTAACAGTTAAAGTTTGGAATGTGTGATCTGAATCTATACCACCTAAACCAGCTATGTTAGCTGTATTAGTATTTGTAGCTGCTTTTAATGATTGTATTATTATACTATCACTGTCTAGATCTGCTCTCGTCTTAGTTGCTAATGATTGAATAGCTGCGCTGTCTGAATCTAGCCTGTTTGTAATTTCACTTATTTTTGCTAACTTAGATGAATCGGAATCTCTATCAGCTCTAAGAGATAATATAGCACCACCAACTGAGTCTAATGTATCGTTACCAGTTAAGAATAATATCTGTCCATCAGAGTCAATAGTCAAAGTACCTGAATTTGCTACATCATCATTTGTGTTTAATAATATTTGACCATCACTGTCGACTACTAAAGTACCTATTTGTCTATCAGCATCATCAGAATCTAATCTGTTTATTAAACCGTCTACTTTGTTTTGTAAATTTGCGACTTTAGTTAAGTCACTATCTTCTATTTCGGCAACAGATGCGAAGGCAAGTGAACCAGAGACAACCTTTAAAATTTGATTGTCAGAACCAATAGTTGAGGGAATACTAACGTTACCTACAGTAAGTCCTTTAACGGTTGTACCGCCTGAAGTAACGAAAAGGTCAGAGTCTCCTACACGAAGACCGTTTTTTATCATAAAATTTTTTTGTGCCATCTCGGTTCACTATCCCCAGAGTCATATTATAGAGGAGAGATTTCTCTCTCCTCGTATATTATTATATTTATAACGTTATTTGCTCTATGATTTTATAAGTAGTAGATTGAGCAGACGCAGAAGTGATTCTTAGTCTTACATTTCCACCATTTATATCAGCACTTATAGCAGTAACCGGAATTGATCCAGTGTATACTATACCGTACTCAACAAAAGCGACGTTAGTACCATCATGAGTAAGAAGTACTTCTGATACTTGATTCTCACCTGATACTGTGTTAGCAGCAGTTACTAGTACTTTCATTCCTTTAAAGGAGTTTGAAGCACGTGTAGTAACTGTTGTTGCATCAGTACTAGTAGTAGTTATTGTAGCTGGAGCCACAACCGCTATACCACCAGTATTAGCTGCATTAACACCTAACGTAATATCATTATTAAATTTAGATTTCAGAGAATCTTCTGAATCTTGATCGCCTCTTAACGCATCAACTACTCTCTGTAATGCAGATATCTTTACAGTATCTGAGTCGAGTCTAGCTAAGGCATCATTTACTCTTGTATTAACAAGTTGTACTTGCGTCTGGTCAGAGTCTAATCTGGCCTTTTGTAAGTTACTTGATAACACCAAAGAAGAGATAACAGCTTGATCAGAATCTAATCTTGAGATAAATTCTTTTCTAAGAGCTGCGATTCTAGGATCTTCAGAGTCTAATCTTGCAATAATATCACTTTGCTTACCTTGCAATAATTGTAACTTAGTCGAATCAGAATCACGATCTGTTCTTAATGTAGTAATAGCGTTACCAACAGAGTCAATTGTATCTGATCCTGTTAATACCATCAATTCACCTTCTGAGTCAACAGCAAAGACACCGTTCTCAGTAAAGTGTAATCTACTATTAATAAAGTCAGAGTCAATCATATTTGAGATTGAGTCAGAATCTATTATCTTCGCTCTTGTATTCAAATCATCTAAAGCAATTTGAATAGCTTGTATTTTAGTACTATCAGAGTCTAAGTCTGCTCTTAATGCTGCTGAATGATCAGAATCTAATCTAGGATAAACTTGTGATCTAATAGTCTGTTGAACAATAGAATCAGAATCTAATCTGCCGATAAGAGCAGCAACTTTTTGGTCTAATTGAAATGTTAACAGGTCTGAGTCAGCAAGGTTTAATAAACCAGCTGCTATTTTAGCTTGAAATAAGTCATGATCAGAATCCATTCTTGTATGGATAACATCTACTTGACCTCGAATAGTCTGAACTCTAGTTGAGTCAGAGTCTACTCTCGCAGCTAATTGGTCTTGCTTAGTCTTTAAAGCTTGTATAACGGTACTATCAGATTCATTATCTGCTATAATCTGGTTAACGTTACTTGCTGTAAGATATCCTGCGTTATTAGTTAAAAGCGAATTATTATCACCAGCTTTGATAACAGCGTTATCGCCAATGGTAATTGTACTTCCGGTTTTTAACTTTAAACTAGTATCTCCTACAAGACTAAAATGCAGGTCGGAATCACCGACCAATAATCCTTGACGGATTCTAAAGTCTCTATTTGCCATTTTCCTCTCCCTCTTGAAGTTCTAGGCGGACAAAATTAATTACGTATTAGTGTAAGATTAATCTTGAACTCGGTTTGGTTAGCACTAGTGGTTTGTGATCTAAGTTCACATAAACTTCCATTTATTACAGAACTAAAATCTACAAAGCGACTACTACTTGAAAATAATGTAGCATACTCTGTAATATCAACTGAATCACTATCGCAAAATAACAAGACTTCAGTCACCATCTTGTCATCAGTGATTTTATCCGTGGCTTGTATCACGAACTTAGCGGAACCATAGCTTAACTTACTAAACTCTGCTATCTTTCTAACGGATGAAGTAGCCGTTGCCGTAGCTCCGGAAGCGTAAGTAAAGACAGCGATGTCACTGTCTTGGAAATCTATTTTATCTACAAGCATGTTTTCAATAGTTAAAACACGGTTATTTAGATTGTACTTTAGCTGGCGCGCCATTTTATAATTCTACCTCTGATCAGATGATTTATTTATTAAATCTAACAATTAAAAATTTCCTCTGTAGACATCGTTATACCATTCAGGTACAACAGCTTCATCTACAGAAGTCCAAACGTCTCCTTGACTATCAATTGTTGTCTCTAACATATTATCATAAGGTAAAAATCCGATTGGCATAACTTCATCTTCAATTTCGTCTAATTTTTGTTTGTACATATGCTGCTTAGCATTAGTATCGGTTAATTCTTTCCAGTATTCTGTACCTGCAGCCCATGCAAATAAAACTAAACACATAACTAGATCGTCATTACAGCCTGGTTCAGCTTCAAATGAGCCTGCTGTTGATTCACTTTTTCTAACAAACGTTGTTAATTCAACGTATACATCATAATCTTCTACTATTAATTTGTCTGCTTCAATTAAAGACTTTAAATTAGAACAACCATTTGTCTTAACTGAATGCGATGTTGTAACTCCTAACTTAGCTCCTGGACCTGATCCTAACTGAAAACCAGCTCTGCCTTTAGAAACAGTAGATAATATATTTTCGTATTCAAATTCTTGTTGTACACCTACAGCTACTTGTTGACCCACATCGTTAACTTCAATAAGTACCCATGCTTGATTATAATATCTCCCTAAGTTAACTATAAAGTTTGGAAAAATCATAGGTGATACTTCATTTGATCTAAACTTAGCAACTACTTTATAAGGTACAGCTGTTATATCTACTATTACAAATGCACTATAATCTAATCTAATTCCTCTAGCAGAATCAACACACATAATATAATTATGACCTGGTTTAGGATCTTCATAATAGTCTATAGACTCTTGATTACGTATAGGTGCTATGTAAGCCATTTGACCTAATTTACCAGGCGCTATGAGAGTATTGCTTGAACCTATAAACTGACATTCAAACTCTTGTCTAAATTGATCTTCAGATGTATTAGATATTTGTTCGTATTTCCAGTCTTCATCTCTACCTGGAACGTCCCACCAGTTTATTTCTATAGGAACAAATTTAGATCTATTCTCAGTAGACTCCATCCACATCTTATAAAAATGATTCATACCTTTAGGAGTAGATACTACTATCATTTTAGTATCAGTACCTGATGAAATAGTAGGGTAAACAGATCTAAAAAAATCTTCAGCATCGTTAGGAGGCACGAACGCAAATTCATCTAAGAATAATAACGAGAATGACATACCTCGAGCAGCTGATCCAGAAGACGCTGTAGCAATGACTTTACTACCATTTTCTAATTCTATAGATCTTTTATTATAAGTTACACAACCTTGTTGTAACCAGAAAGGTAATGACTCATATGCTGTAGCTAGTCTACCTAACATCTCTTGAGCTAATTCACCTTTGTTAGCTAATATTCCAACTGTCTTACCTTGATTGAATAACAAGTACCATAAAATATAAGCAACAGATGTAGTTGATTTACCAGACTGTCTAGGTAATTTACATATGTTAAATCTATTCTCGTTAAATGTTTCTACCATTTTTCTTTGAAAGTCGTATAATGTAAATGGTATTAATCCAAAATCAACAGACATAATTCTAATATAAGTCTCTGTAAAGTAAACAGGATCTTTAGCACATTTTTGAAACTCTAATAGTTGTTCTTTTGTATAATCTAAGTTAACATGAGCAGCTTTAATATTAGGATTGCCCATATAGTGACTAACACCAGTAGGGTTCTTTTCAAATAACTTTGCGTTTGTATTTTGGGTAGGAGCTTTTTTATTGTATCTTTGTTCTGAAAGATAAGTAATTAATGCTGTTTTATTTTTAACATACACATCACCGAATTTTTTATATCTTTTATGTTCAGATGGATTATATAAATCTTTTTTAACTATCACGTTGTAAAAGCTCCAATAAATCTTTTGTATTCATTTTTACATTTAAATTATTATTCGTGACCTGGTTTTTCTCTCCAGTAGGGTTGTTTAATTTTTCTGTCTTTAAATGATGGTCCATCATTTTTGCTGCTGTGTCACCCAATGCTTTAGCTGCTTCAGTTGCTACTTCAATAGCTCTTGGATGTTCAGATTCTCTAGCTAGATTAACAGCTGCATCTAAAATATCTTGAATTTTTTCTGAGGATTGGTATAGAATTTCTCTAGCATATTCATAATCATCTGATCTATTTCTAGCAAGTTTAGCTAATTTTTTATTCTCTTCGCTAAGATCAGTTTGCACTGATTGTAATTCATCTTTCATAAGTAAACTCCTATCCTTATTATTTAATACGACTATAAATAGTACATGAGCAATACTACTAAGTTACTAATAAATCATATGTTTTGTCACTTAATGATTATACCAGGAGCCATTTATGGTCAATGGTGGATGTTTCTTGCTGCGTTAGCATGGTGGTACGTTGTCGCTATCGTATCTATATCTGGCGGTTATCATAGATTTTATTCTCATAGTTCATTTGAAGGTAATAAGTTCTTTGAAGTATGTGTAAATATATTAGGTATCTTTTCAGGAGCAGGTCCTGCATTAACATGGGCTGCTACTCATAGACAGCATCATGCTTATTCAGATACAGATTTAGATCCTCATAGTCATATTAAAAAAGGCAAGTGGTCTGTTTATGTAAATACTTGGGGGTATGATTTTCAAATTAAAAGAAGATTTATAAAAAAGTATCTTAGAAATCCTATACTAGTACATTTTTATAAAAACTATTTTATGTACAATCTTTTTATTATGGTAGCATTCTTTTTAGTAGATCCTTTATTGTTAGTTTTCGGATATTGTATGCCAGTTGTTTTTGCATTTCATGGTTATGGGTTGCTTAATGTATTAGGGCATTCGAATGGTAAACCTACTAACAGTTGGTTTGCTAATCTTCTTACTGCTGGTGAAGGCTGGCATGAAGAGCATCATAAGAAAGCTGCACATTATAGGATTGGACGAGAAAAAGGTCAATGGGACCCTACTGCGTGGTTTATAGAATATGTTATGGGCAAAAAAGTATAAGTTACTTTCATTAAAAAATTACGAAGATCAATTTCTATATTACATTAATAGGTTTAGTAAAGAGCTAACTAGACATGATGATATAAAATGGTTTGATACTAGTACTAATTGGTGTCTTCAAAAGACATATAAAAATTATCTAGATTGGTCTTTTGTAGTTACAGATGATGATGAAGAAGAGTTGATAGCATTTGCTGCAGTACAAGACTTTGGTAATGATGTTGCTAGAATATTGACTAGATTATATTACAATCCAAAATACAGAAGAAAAAATATTAGATATGAATCTAATGAATTAACTCCTGGTAATGTAATTGCTAAACATCAAGTAGATAATTTCAATAATAAAAACCATTTATTTTTTTCTGTAGAATATATTTACAGAAGACCTACTATAATAAAATTAGGAAAGAAGTTAAATAAATTTTATGGTCATGAATGGAACACACAACCAGGTTTATACAAAACTTATAATAAAGATGAAAAAGGAGCTTGGCAATCTGTGATAGCTTACAGTTTTGTAAAAGAAAAATTTCCTTTAGATCATATGACTTTATTAGATTGGAAAGACAAATATGGCGGATAAAGAATACAAGCAATATGGTTTTAGTAATGCTAGAATAAGAGCAAAAGGTGATAGAGGACCTACTAGACACAAACTTACTTCGTTTAAACATATTACCAAAGCACCTGAAAATGTAATGGACGAGATTAAACGTATTATAACTGAGATTAAAGAAGATGATTTAGGTACAGATAAGTATCAGATATCTAATAGCTATGATCTTAAAAATAGTTTTAATGCTACTGGTGGTTATAGACAAATACTATTACAGAGAAATACTATACAAGGTTCTGATATAAACGAAGAAACTAATTACAATGACTGGCGTAATGATACTGATGTAAGTGTAATTAAAAACTGGTTAGAAGAAACATTTGGTGAAGTTTTTAGAGCTAGAATATCTGTAATGCCTCCAGGGCATGAATTGTTCTGGCATATTGATACTGATACTTCTGTATTATGTAGGATGCAACTAGCAGTTGATACAGTAGGTTCAGAGTTTCAGTTTAGAAATAGAATAGAAGGTTATAGGGCTCTTACTATGGAAGACGGACATGCTTATTTTGTAAATACAGGATGGTCTCATAGAGTTGTTAATAATGATAAGTGGAGAGTAGTTCTTATATTTGGTATTGAGTATAAGAATATACCTGATAAGGAGGCGTTATGGATAGGAAACCATTAAAGAACATTGGGTACGAATATGATATAGATTTTAATTCTATGTCTGATGAAGATATAAAATATTTTGGAAGACAAATAGTAAAAGATAATGTCATACTAGTACGTAATCAAACTATTAATGAAGAAAGACTTTTATATATTTTAGAACAAATAGGTAATGTACTTAAACCTAATCAGTTTTTTATGCATCCAGATTATCCAGGATTGTTTAGAGTTACTAACGAAAGAAAAGAAGGCGAAAAGATTGGTATATTCGCTGACAAAGAACTAGATTGGCATAGTAATGGTAATGGAAGAAAGAGTGGCACTGAAGCATGTGTTATGCTATACTGTCTAAAACCAGGTGAAAATTCTGTAACATCTTTCTGTGATACTAGACAAGCATATAATGATCTATCAAAAGAAGATAGACATTATTACGATAATATAGATTGTAATTTCAAGTTTGAGAATAATACCTTTTATAAATTAGAAGAAGATGATAAAGAACTAGCTATGTTTCAAGGAGGTGCTAGAGCGTTAAAGTATGGTGTAACTAAACCATTAGTATATACTCACCCTTATACAAAAGAAAAAGGTTTGTATTTTACTTTTCATTATATTAGAGATATGTGGAAAAGAATAGAAGATGGTGATGAAGATCATGAACTTGTAAATATGGAAGAGCATATGGTCAAGTTAAAGAAACATGTATTTCAAGATAAATATATGTACCATCACGACGATTGGAGACCAGGTGATCTAATATTCATGGATCAGTTTCATAGTATACATAAGCGAAATGCTGTCGAAGGTGATAGGTTTTTATATAGAGCTAGTTTTGGGTACGAGAATTGTCAACTGTAGAACCATTACAAAAAATACAATTAGGTAAAGTAACTCTCTGGGAAAGAAAAGACCCTGATATTAATAATGATATGAAAAGAGAAGACTTAGTTACTGAATGTAAATTCGATTGGTTAGATATTGAAGCTCTTAAATTAGAATTCGATCAAACTGAGATGAAACCTTTTGAGCATCCTCTCAAAGAGAAATGTAAAGCTGAAAATAGCTGGTTTGAATATACACCTAATTGGCATACATATAAATTTACAAATGATATGTCTCAGTATACAGATACAAATCCTGAAACTGTTAAGTGTACTATGATACTTAGATATATTTTAGATAACAAAAGAGTAGTACCAAAATATTTTAAACAAATAGCAGGCAGTGACTTACCTTGGCATTCTGATCCTTTAGGTTCATGTGCGATAAATGTAGCTTTAGAAGACGATACAGCTAACTTAGAATACTTAGGAAACATGGCTGGTGATCCTGATGTTCACTTTAACTATAGAATAGGATTACTTAATACAGTTCCAAGACATAGAGTGCAGCCCTTTCATCAAGATAGAAGAACTGCTAAGTTCCAAGTATTTGATATGGACTATAATATAGTTAGAGAAAAGTTAATAGAGAACAATGCAGTTTTATCTTAAAGACATACCCGAAGACGAAATAATACATTATTATATTAAAAAGCATTCAGGCTTTTATGATGCTATTCGTAAGTTTGATAAGTATGATTATTCTAAACCTTGTATAAAAGAACTTGATAATAAAGTTATAGATAATTTATGGACTGCTTGTAAAGAAGCATATGCTGAATATGGTTGGTATGGTTTTTTTAAAGGTAATATTATAGAAGGTAATCAAGAAAGAGCTAAGAACTATGGTGGGTTATCTTTAACTTATAATCCTAACCATTGGCAAGCTGATAACTTACCTGTTAATGCTCAAACTTTAGGTGAGGTAAGGTACAACTTAGGTACTCTTTTCGAAGATGAAAGAGGTAAAAAGATATGGGATGATCTAGTCCATGCAAATAAAAGAACTACATTTTATGAGATAATAGGCAAGTATACTTTAGATGCAGGTTTATTATATCTAAAAGAAGAAGGTTTTGTCAATCAATTAGAATATAAAGAACTTTGTAAAAGACATTTTGATCATAAGAACAACCCTATAGCAGCTAAGCAACAAGGTCGCAACACTTACAGTGATACATTCGCTTACTGTAAAAGAACTCCCGCGTCTATGCACGGCTATCTAGGTACATTTATAGACTCTACACCATTTTCTATAGTTCGTAGTAGAATGGTTACATTAAAATATCCAGGTTATGTTCATTGGCATGATGATGAAAACATCTTTATTAACACTAGAATTAATATTCCTATCAATGCAGATATAAAATGCAAGTTACATATTAATACAGAAGAAAATACTTTCCATAATGATCCAGGTTATATGTATTGTTGGAATACAGAGAATCCTCATAAGGTAAGTATAAGCGAAGGTACAGGACAAAGAACTGCTATAGTATTAGGATTAGCTCCTTGGTTTGAATTCAACGAAGAAGAGCAATGTTGGTTTACTAACGAGTACTTTGGTAAGGTACATCCATTTGAATTATTTGAAGAAGGCGTTTTCTTAGATGAAAAATCTTATACCATTAGTTAAATTTTTAAGTGATAAAGATATAGATACATTATTAAATTATTCTAAAACTGCTAAGTGGAAAGAACATTATAGTACAAAGACAGGTGTTAAAACACCTTTAGAGTTCACTCCAGTCACACAAGAAGTTTTAGATATATTAGAAGATAGTCCTATAGATAATTTAAAGAAAAATAAAAATATAAAGATGATGTTAAGTAGATTACAACCTGATAGTATACAGGATTGGCATACAGATGGCAAGCAAAATAAAAGATCTAGTGTTGTTATTCATCCGTTAACTAAAAATTATGCTCCTTTATATACTAGAAATAATATGAGTGATGGTCCTGTAATTTTAAATACTTTAGAAGAACATAAAATAGTTAATAACGATAATTTAAGAATTAACTTTCAGATATGTTACGACGAAGATATTGAAGAGGTAAAAAGTAAATGGATAGGTTATCAAAAATCTATGATGTAGAAAGAATAAAAGCTGAATTACATCAAGTAGTAACTCAACATGGTTGGTTTGAAGGTAATCAAATTAGTTTACAATCTCCTACAGACGATTGGCATTATGGCTGCGGTTGGGTAGCTGATAAACCTGATAGTTATTTCAATGCTATTAATACAGATGATAGTTGGGAAATAACAAGATTCATAAAAGATTATAACTTAGTTAGAACTAGAGTTATGTTAATGCACCCTAAGACTTGTTATACGTATCATAAAGATAGAACACCTAGAGTTCATTTAGCTGTAAATACTCATGAACATTGTTTTCATGTAACTGGTGATAAAGCAGAACATGTACCTGCTAATGGTCATGCATATAGGTTAGATACTACTGTAGGACATACAGCTATGAATTGTACTAAAAATGTTAAACGTATTCACTTGGTTGGTTGCCAAGAGTAGTGTACTAATTTTACTTCACCGTCTTGAATAAATGTGTCTTGTACCGCTCGTTGAACCCAGGCTTCTGAAACTGTGATAACTTTGAGGCGACGTCTTGCTGAGTCTTCGACAAAGTATTGTTCTCCGTTGACGGGTCCAACTGTCGTCTTATTTCTAATATATTTTGTCGAATAATACTCAGGTTTAGATCTGTATTTTTCGACGATGTATTTGCAGTCTCTAGGGTAGTATTTATAGAAACCACCATTGATTTTATATCTTTCATTGTGTGTATCTCTCCACCAGGCTGGTATACTTAAAAATTCTCCTCTATTGATAGGGTAATTAAATAACTCCATATAATCATTATGTAATTCAATATCAACATCTATTACGCATATAGGTTCGTTTATGTCTAATTCCATAAACCTTAATTTATTCCATTGCAGAATAAAAGGATGTTCTTCTTTATTTAGAAATTCAATGCTTGGTAATTTATTTTTTAAATAGGTTTCATATTCAGGACCGTACTTGGTACCTACCCTAACTGCATATACTTTGACCATGGACCATCCTCTAACATTTTTTCGCCAGCTTGATTAAAAATTATAACAGGCCACTTTTCATCAAAACCATGCCAGTTGTAACTTGTACAGACAGGATCATAAGTTTCATACACCATATCTAATTCGTAAATATATTGATCTATGCCTTTATAATTTAACATATAATAATCTGAGTTAGCTGCAAATGTGTTATAATAAAAACTATAGTCACCTTTCCAAGACATTATAGATGAATTTAATGGAGTATGATGAGCAGTTCTCCACCAAGCATGTAGTAAAGTAAAGTTATCTCTTACCAAGTGTTCGACATTATCTTTTATACAAACATCTAAATCGAAATATAAGTAAGGACCGTTTTTAAAGTCTCTAAATAATTGAAGTTTATTCCACACGCCATCATATTGCTCATCTCTTATTATGTGTATTTTATCATACCTAGTACCAGTATTAGATAACATATAAACTATATTATCAACATATTTTTCTGAATATTTGTTTCCAGTATTAACTAATAATATGTCTAGTAAGGTTCCCAATTATCCGTCTCATCATCATGCCACCCCATTGCTAATTTTACATCATCGCTTACTCTTGACATATCAAATGGAGGATCAAAAGTAGTAATAACTTCACAATCTTTTACACCAGGAGAGTTAATTACTGCTTTCTTTATTTCTTTTATTATCCAATCGGCTGCAGGACAAAAAGCAGAAGTTAATGTATGTGTTAGAGTCACAAAGGGTAATTTTTCTAAATTGATATCGTATATTAAACCTAAGTCATATATGTTAATAGATATTTCAGGGTCGTAAACTTCTTTTAGTCTACTTATTATTTGTTCTTTAATTACTTCCATTTTCCTACCACTATAAATCTTCTATAATCTTCGAACCATATTCTATCACCATGTAGCATATGAATATCATTATCTTTAGCTAACTGAACAGCACTCTCTTTACAATTAATATGATCTGGTTCATCTACTTTATCATTACTAGTAATCATAAGTAGAGTTCTTTCTGGTGCTATGAATACTTTTTTCATATTACCAAAGTCGTCCATATGCTCACAACTAGTATTAATAATTATATGAGCTCTTCTTTCGGTTGTATCTTCAAACCAATCTTGATTGAATATATTAATTTCAAAAGCTGGTTTAAATATATCTATATACTTTCTTAGTACAGTGCAAGCGAAATCATCTAATTCATAAAAATTAATTTTTCTTATTGGTATATCTAAAAACTTAACTAACATACCTATAAGAGGCCAACCAAACCAGCCTCCTACTATCTCTATAGTTACTTCACCATTCTCATCTGTAGGTATAACTATATTTTTATCTTTAAGACCATAAAATAATTGTTGTTTAGATTTCTGTTGATTCTCAGATACTGATTGAACGAATCTATCTATCTTATCCGGATGATTATAATAGAACCACTTAAGCATATTAGCGTATTCAATTTGCATTACTACCCTTTACTATGTACCACTTATCTATATTATAGTTAAAATCTACTTTAGTTATTTCGTTATCGAGAATAATTTGATCACAACTAGTTGTAGGGTTACAATCGCCATTATGCTGATCGTTATCTCCTATAACAATCATATCACCTTTATATACTTTACCTATAGGATAGTGCTTTTCAGTATTAAAATCAACTACTAATTCGTTAAAGGTTATATTATCGAATATAGCATCTCTTGGATTCTCAAACTTAGGATCATAATCTACAACGTCTAGATCTATTCCTAATCCTTTGACTTCTCTTATTAATCGTGGTCTCTCATTACTAGCTATAAAAGTTACTGATTCATAACCTCCATCTATAATAGCATTTAGTAATAACTTTTCCACATCTCTTCTGCCCATCCTTTTGCCTCATCTAATTCAAATGCTTGCTCTGTTATACCTTTGTTATAAAGTATATGTGAAGTATTGAATATACTCATCCTACCTTTTTTCTGAAACCACTCTCTATTGTAGTTACTTACTATACCTTCATCCCAGAAATCCATCAACCCTTTTCTATGAGCTTGATAAAATAAAAACTTATCTAAAGACTTATAAGTGAAGAAAGCTTTTTCTTCGTTATCTTTAAGTAAGTTGTATAAGTATCTACCTTTATCACCTTCCCACATAACGAAAGAAGAATTGACATGACATGATACACCTTTACCATACCATCTTTCAGATCTCTCTTTATAATTGTTCCAGTAGTTCCATATAAATTTAGGTCTAGGAAAATCTAAATCTAATAAATCATCTATATTTGAATGTATAAGTATATCTAAATCTAACCAACAATTTTTACCTTCTACGAATTTGTCGAATAAGACGAGTTTTTCTCTTGTAAAGATTTGATTTTTTGGATGAGGAAAAGGATCGAAGCTGGTATAATCGATACAATTGATACTAGAATCAATCCCGTGAAAATTATCAGAAATAAGATTAAGTACGAAAGACTTACTACAGTGGTGCCGTAAAGAACCGTAAAGTCTGTTGACGTATTCCGGGCCATATTTTTCTCCCCATTTAAATGTATAGAAGTTTATTTCGGCCATAGTGCATGACCAGTACCTAATTTACGTTTAGGTATTTTACTATCTGCAGATGATACACAAGTATCTGTAGAACATATTTTAGGGCCGTCAAACAATTTAAATCCTTTATGAATATAACCTAAAGGTTTATCATTACAACTATAGCTTCTTTTTACGCTACCGTCTGGCTCTCTAATAATTATAGATCTATAACCTGATGAACATTCCCAACCTTTAAATCTATTAAAGTTAAAAGCATTAAATCTCTCAGCTTGATCCATCCACCATTCTTTTCCTTTACTGTCTTTCATGACAACTTGAAAAATTTGTTTACCGTCTATATTCTGAGGCATACCGTTATGAAGCAACTCTAACATTTCATCAGTGTAACCATCCACAACAAATGAAGCAGTAGGGTCTGATTGAGGTTTAAGTGTAACGTTAATATCTTTTTCAGCAAAGTATTGAGCATCTTCCCAACATTGCCAGAATGTATCAACTAACATAACTTGATTAATAGTTAATTTAACTCCATTGTCTTGTAAATAAACTAACTTGTCTCTAAACTCTTCTAACTTAGCTTCAGTGTTAACATGCTCTCTATGACAAGAAGCTGTAATAGAAGCTCTTTGAAATTTATTAGCTGATTTAAGATATCTATCCCACCAAGGTCCTTTCCTTGATAAGTTAGTTGTCATATGTATTGAAGTATAATTGCAATTATCAGCGTCATCAGCAAGATGCTCGAGTATTTCCAAATACCCTGGATGAAAAGTAGGTTCACCGCCACTAAGTGAAAAATGAAATGAATTAAACCCATTGTCCCTCGCTTGTCTTTTTATTTCGTCTATAGTCATTAAACATAATTCAGTATCTCTATGATCTTTAGTTCTACTTGAAGCATAAGGCCAGCAATATGAACATGAATAATTACAAAATCTTCCTAGTAGCCATGATACAGTAAACAGGTCTTTAACTACCATACTATGCTGACCTACCATTTCTATATCTTCAAATGGTATAGCATTAAAATCATAATCACTGAGAGTTGAAATAGAATTCATATTGCTGCTCTCCTATTGTATTTTTTATTACATCTTTATTAATAGTATTCTTAATTTTGCTTTCAATTATTTTATATTCTTTTTCAGCATTTTCTGCTCTAAATGACATTCTATCTAATTTTTCTTTATAGTCAATATCGTATTCCATTTCTTTTAACTTTTGATGTACTCTAGCTAACATTTTAGATACTCTTCCATAAGGAGGGGATTGTAGATAAGCAAAAGGGTCTCTATTAATTCTTAAAGCATCAAGACCTACTACCCATAATTTACCTTTTTTATCTATCAAAGCTCTTTCGTCAAAGTAATCATTTAATCCCATATACATCATACCTTGATGAGGATTAGTCGATCCTTTATCTTTATACATTTCTTTAATATAAGGAGCTCCAACAGTGTAAATCATATAAGGTACAAAATTAAAAGCCCAAAAATAATATTCAACAACTTGACTTACTGATGTATTAATAATAGGGTGTTTATATTCTGTACCAAAGTAATGACTAGCTTGCATAGCGTTAGGTATAAATTTATAAGCAACTTGAGCAGTTGAACCTTGTCTTTCCCATGCAAGTAATTTAGGAAAAAAATCTAACTTATCAATATACTCTTTCATAAATTCTTTTTGCATATCAAATTTACGTATTTGATTATCGGTATGTAATTGGTATCGTTTAGCACAGTAACCTTTTTTCTCATTTATTTCTAATAAGTTTAATTTAATTTCATTCCATTTGTCTGGCATATTAACTCCACTGCGCTGTAAAAGGGTCGAATACCTTATTACATTTTATAGCGCATACTTCTAATTTGTTTTCACCTTGCCAAGCTCTTTCAATAGATTCTAAAAAACCTGATTCCATAACTTCTTTAGTAGAAGTTTCTAATGCTGATATATTATACTTCTTTATATGGTCCCATATTTGTGTAGACTCTTTAGGTAAATACCACTTATACATTTGACCTGCTGTCCAACAACAAGGTAAAATAAAACCTTCAGCACTTATATACAGTTCTTTTTTTTCTACACACTTAGGACAAACTTTTTCTTCTTTAATTATTTTTTTAATATCAAAATCTTTTTGTAGCTCTTTATTTCTCCACTTAGGATTTGTAGGTTCAGATAATAAAGAACTTAAACCTTTTCTAAAAACTGCTTGATGTTTAGTTTTTCTTTCTTGATTAGCTGTAATATATCTACCTGACTTCTTAGGTATAAATTTATTAACACCTAATAACTTAGAATACTTTTCTGCTTCTTCTACTTGGTGTTCATTGTAATTAAAAACTAAAAAAGTCCAATCAGCTTTGCCTCCTGCAGAAGTAAATGCATCTAAGTTCTCTTCTACATGCTGCCATTTTACTCCTTGTCTATAATGATGATTAGTATCTTCTAAACCATCTATAGAAAAATTAACATGTACATCGTATTGAGCTAATTCTTCCCACCATTCAACTTTTCTAGCTCCACCGTTAGTAGTCATACCTAGTTTAAGATAAGGATTGCATTCTCTTAGATACTTAAACATTTCTAAACATTCAGGAGCAAAGATAGGATCACCATGATTACCACACATGTATAATGTATTGAGTTGCTGTACAAATTCTTTAGGTAGTATGTGCTTAACTTGATCTGCTGTAAGAGACTTATTTTTTAAGAACTGGTTTACATCACCTCCGTTTTTATTTCTATCACACATAGGGCAAGATGCTTGACAGAGTTGAGTAGGCTCTAAGTGTATTTGTCTTATATCTTCATACTTATACATACATTAACCTTGTACTAAATCTCATTTGATTCATAATAAAATTATTCAAATCAAGTCTTGCATGCCTAAAAAAGCCATCTGGTTCAATTAGTCTTAAGTTTAATAATTCTTTTTTAGTTCCTTTTGTTGAAACTGTAGACGGGTAAACATCTCTAGTTTGTAATAGCATATTAGTAGGGTTCATATCTCCATGAACAAAGTAGTGGCCATATTCATTATAATATGTTAGACTACCTCTCATTAATTCGTAATAGTATAATAGTACTGCATTTAATTCTTTCTTAGTACAAGTTCTAAAATGAACCGATTCACCTTTTACATACTCCATTACAATTCTATTAGATGTTACTTCATAAACTTCACATATAGAAGGAACTATTTCTCTGTATCTTTTATATCTCTCAAACCAAATATCACCTAATTGATTATTGTATAAAGCATGACCATGAATATCTTTTGCACCTTTAAAAGTTTTAATAACAATATCGTTATCTAATTCTACTTTCTGTATATCGTTTTCAGATAATAACATCATTGAGGTTTGCTACATTTCAATTCGGAGTTACCATATTCAAGCATTTCAAAGCCCCATTCTCTCTCAAAGCACCAAAAACATTTACCACAATGATGACCAGTAAAGTTATCTGGTTCTTCACAAGACCAAGTTAAAGGATATAGTTCTTCAAATACACCATAATCTCTATAAGTTTGAGCTACACCTTTCTTATCAGTTTCATGAAACTGATCATTATATGAGAAGTCTTTTTTACCATTATGCCATTTAACTAAATCTTTATTGTATCCACTATTGACATCTCTATTAGGATCTCTTCTACATTCTCCTACTTGCTCATCATACCACTTATTAAACTCATCAGGAGGATTAGTAGTAGTTGCAGATACTAATGATTGAATTTTACTAGCGTCTTTTAACTCTGTTACTATATCTCTTTGTCCTTGAATATAACCTTTGGCTCTACTATAACCAGTTTCTGGGTCGTAAGTTAAAGAGCCATCTACATATCTTACAATATGTTCTACTGGCCACACACCTAACTTATTGCCTGTATATTCAATAACTTGTTGTGCATAATAATTGTATAGTCTTTTACTAGTAGTAATAACTGTAACAGCATATAAGTCTATGTTCTTATCTTTTATAAAATCACATAAAGCATAATACATTATAGATGAGTCTGCGCCTCCTGATATTTTACACGCAACTCCTTTAGTTCCTTCTGGGAAGGTGAAACTAAGAGACATATTTAAATTCCTCCACTAGGTTGTATAATGACTCGTCTCTAGATTTATCTAGAGTGTCGGTATAGTTTTTAAATTTAGGAAGTAGATGAGACCAATCTTCTTTATACATGTAGTCCGCGATGCTATCTTTCTTTCTAATAACTATATCATAATTTTTTTCTAAGTACAAAGCAGCTCTATCTTTGAGCTCTTCTGGTAATACTCTTATATTTAACTGTTCGGGATGGTTAAGTATATTCAAGTAAACAGGTATACCTAAAGGATTAAGATAATCAAACAGTTCATGCAATCTAAGAATATTATAAATTTGAACAGTACAATGAACTTCTAATCTAACATTTTTCATATTTCTAAAACGTTTTAGATTCTCATCTATCTTCTTCCATGAACTAGGATATCTAATATACCTATCTAATTCACCAAACGCATCAACTGAAGCATTAAGTTTTACTTGCTTAAAGTGTTTCCAGTAGTCAACTAACTTATCAGGTATGTTAGTTAAATTAGTATTATACTTTAATTTTATATTATGTGCAAGTCCTTTTTCAATTAAACTATCATATAGTTGATATTGTTGTTTAATTAATGTAGGCTCACCCCCTGTAAGATATATTTCTTCTATATCTAATCTATGCTTATCTATTTGGTCCCATAAGAAAGGTTCATCTGGCCAAGTCATATTCTTTAGATACTTAAGTCTATCTTCAGGTAGCTTTTTATCTTCATCTGCTATTAGATTCCATTCTTTAGTCCACATACTTGACGCGTAAGGGTTACACATTCTACATTTCAGGTTACATAAATTACCTAATCTTAAATCTAAATATTTTACTTTAATAGGTGGTTTAGTACTCTTTTTAAAGTCAAACATATATCTATTATTAGCAGACTGTCTAGCTGATTCTACACCAGCTTGTTCTTCTCTGTAACATCTTTTACATATTCTAGATTTTTTCCCTCTTAGCATTTTATCTCTAAGATTAATCATATATTCAGAGTACCACATTTCTTCAATAGTATCTTCTACTACATTGTAATGTGTACCATCAGGTTTAGTTATAGTAGTACCTTGAGCAATATTACAACAAGGTCTATATTTACCTGTTGAAGTTGTAGCAATATGCATCCACGGTAATATACAGAACGATTTATTCTTCATAGACAAGCCTTTGTTTTCTTAGTTTAAGTGCAGTAGCAATAAAGTTAAACTTTTTACCTTTTACAAATTTACCTAGATCTCTTTTTCTATCTAGCTCTTTAAATATATCTTCTGTTAGTTTACATTTAACTAACTTTATGTTATTCTTTAACTCTGAATTAGTAAATCTAATATACATTAAAGGATCACCTCTTTCTACTTTAAGTATATCATTAGTTCTATTAAACTGAAAGCCCCAAGATACATTTCTAACCCAACTGTGTATATTGAAACTACCTCCTATGATTTGACCGGGGTACGAGTGGTTAAACGGGGGCATTATATCCATTAGAGTAGGTTGATCAGCTATAAACAAATATTTGAAAGCCATTTGAAAGAAAGGTTTGTCTCTATCATGCATATCATTAGATGAATGATAACTAACTATTCTATTCATTTCATGATCATCTACTTGATTTGATTCTACTTTTACTTCACCTTTACTACTAGTAGCAGTAAATTGTATAGGAGATTTTATTACGTAAGTATTAGAAAAAAAGTTTTGATAAGAAGGACAATGCATATAACCTTGCTTATTATAACCTCTCCAAGCATTATAATTATCTACATATCTTTCTGGTGGATAGATAATATAATCATGTAGATTATTATCTGGATAACACCAACCTATCTGTTCTTTACTACTTCCCATTGTTCTTCTCCGTTCCTTAATAATGTTATAGCGCTATCTCTATTTCCTGCTCCAGTACATTTTCTTGCACATATAGGATTAGGTTTATCTGATTCCCAACTTTCCATTAAACCTGTTAAAAAAGGACTAGTATCAAAAAATTCTTCTGCAGAAATATTATGTAAGTTATCTAAAGGATCTATTGTTCTATGTTGGAAACCAAAATAGCAACACGGTTGTGCAAATCCATCATGGTTAACGAATAACCACCCTTTTCTGCCATCTAGTCTTTTTAACGCTTTACAATGAATTTTAGGTTTAGATCCATCATTAAGTGTCTTTTTAGGTTGACCCGGAGGTGCTTTAACCGAACCAAATGCTTTAGAGTTAATAGGCTTCTTGCCTTTTATTAACTTAGGTACAAAGTTCATTCCTAATTTTTCTGTAGATTTTCTAGCTGAAGCTATATAAGTAAATCTATGAAAACCCATTTCAACAGCCATCTTATTAGCTTCTTTAACTTGATTATAATTATGGTTAAACATAATAAACTTCCATGAAGCTAATCCTCCAGCTGCTATAAATGCTTTAGCGTTTCTCATAAGTTTATTCCAATCAGCTCCTACTCTATAGATATGATTAGTATCTTCTAGACCATCAATAGCAAACTCAACATCTAATCTTTTATCACCATTAGGTCTTTTATACTTGTTAGATATCTCCCCTATCCTAGTAAAGAACTTCTCATTTCTAGTAGCACCATTAGTACTAATTGAAATTCTTGTACTAGGAAATTCTTCTATTAAGTATTCAATAATTTTATCTGCTTCAGGATGTATTAATGGTTCGTCAATCTGACCTGAAAAACTAATTATTGCAAGCTTTGGTAAAGTTTCAATAGTAAACCATTTCTTAATATCTTCTAAATGCATATAATTAGTATTAAGGAATGGAAGAGCAGCTGGATTAGCTAGTCTTTCGCATCCAGGGCAAGCTAAATTACAATAAGAAGTTAACTCTAATTGTAGTTTTTCAGTTTCTTTTGCTCCTATTGGCCACTTAAGCATTTTTTAAAACCTCATATTCATCTTTTAGTTCTTTCCAATACTTTATACAAGAAGGATTCTGTTTTCTAATCTCGCACATAGTTTCAATATATTCAATAAACTTTATAAATTTAGGTATTCTTTCCTCTTCGTCCCATACAGTTAACATCTTATTAAAATTTTTAACTGCATTATGGTGACTTCTTCTAAATATCTCTCTAGCTTCATCAATATACCATCTAGGTAAAACTCTATAATCTAGATAAGTAGGATTAACAACTAATGTAGGTATACTTCCTACACCGCCATTTTTATAATTCTTATCTGTCTTTTCTATAAAGTTAAAAATATTATCAATGTCTAATAAGTTACAAGCCATAGCAGTTACAGACCAATTAATTCTTAACTGAGGTTCAATTATTGTTCTATTATCTTTTAGAGGTTCTATTTTTTCTTTTAACCAACAATCGTGTTTATTTTTTTTCATTTCATGAAAGGTATCTATATACCAATTTACATTATCACTTATAGTTTTAGTAGTAGCAGTTTTATGTCCTCTAATAAGATTATACAACTCTCCTGTACCTTCAATACTTATTATAAGTCTTATTCTATGAAAGTTAGACCACATAGTAAGAAGCTTTTTATCTCTATAAGTCATATTTGTAATATATTTTAACGTTATATTTTTTGATACTCCATGATTAATAAACACATCTAATAGATCATATCTTTCATCTTGATATAAAGGTTCTCCACCTTTAACTTCTATCATTCTAACGTTTTGTGTAAGACTAGGAAACTCTAATAGATCAGATATAGTGTTATGTTTAACTCTAATCATACCTGGTCTAGATTCTCTATTGAACTTATTATTTTCAATCTTGACTAATTTTTCTTCTTCTTTTAACCAACCAGTTGAACTATGAACTCCACAATGTAAACATTTCAAATTACATTTATTACTTAGATCTAAATCCATCATAAGTATTTTAGGTTTAGTCATTTCATCAGTAATATAAGGTTCTAAGTTTCTTCTATAATCATCTGCTCTAGTTTTACCTGCTTGACCTCTTAACTTACATACATTACAATTAGAAGGATACTTACCTTCATTAATATCTTTTCTTAACCAATCCCAACTTCTAAATTTATTTCTAATATTATTACCTACATTAGTATCTAAATTTTTATCCCAAGCATCATGATCACCTTTCATATTGTATACACAACAAGGTACCACTTGACCCGTAGAGTCAACGTTCACAGAAGTAAAAGGAGCTACGCAAGGTTTATCTAGCAACGAACGCATCCATTTCTTCTGCCATATCAGGTAACAGATCTCTCCAAGATATATCAACTTGTTGTTTAACATCTAAGGTATCTGAAAATTCTATAAACTTAGGAATAAGTTCAGTCATGTCTCCATCTAATGTATTAATAGCATCCATAAAATGAGGATTATTTGCAAACTTAGAAGTTCTTAATTTATTTTTTATTTGTTGTTTAAACTTAGGAGGTATAACTCTACAATCTAAGAACGTAGGATAATTGACTCTATGAGTGTGTAATTCTATACCCATATCTTCAAAGTCTTTAGCTATCTCTGGCATAAACCATATGTTGTAAACTTGTAAAGTCAATGCACCAGCTATCTTATAAAGTTTAGGATGATCAATTACCTTTAAAATGTTTTCTTGTACTACTTTATAATCACCTAACTGTCTAATATAATTATAGATATCCCCTGTACCGTCAATACTAATATTAATATGAACTCTTTTAAAACTATTCCACATTTCTAAGACATTGTCTTTCTTATAATTTAACTTAGTCATATTAGTAGCATATCTTAATGATACTTTATCTGCTTCTCCGTACTCCATAATATAATGTAAGACTTTATAATGTAAAGGATCAGTTAGAGGCTCACCTCCTGCAAAATATATCTCTCTAAAGTATGGACATAATGCTTTAAACTCATCCCAGAACTCTTCAGTGTGCCATTTACTAACATAAGGTTTTCTTTCTATGTTAAACTGCTCTACTTTTTCATAAGTACTCTTATTATGCTTTTGCATTAATCCTTTTATTGCACCCCAGTCTTGAGCCCAAGAAGTACTATCTACTGGATGACACATTCTACACTTTAAGTAGGTCCGAAAGTCTTAATATGATTCTTTACTGTCCTTTGTCTCATAGATCTTATACCTTGATCTTCATGCTTCCAACAAGCATTACACTCAGGAGACTTTATACCAGATAATAATTCTTTTCTAATAGCTCTCATTCTTGGGTTGTTCCAAGCTTCTTCTAAGCTCTCGTCTTGTATATTACTAGTTGGTCTAGCTCTACAACAAGGTTTTATTTCACCTGCGGTTTTTGTAGCTATATGTACAAAAGGAAATGTACAAAAAACGTCGTCATTTACTGTTGCTCTTTTAAAGTTCATGTCCTACCCTTACTAGATCCCCGTATATAAGATCTTTTACTTTTGTTGTATTAAGATCAGCAGCGCATGCGCACCAATTTCTTATACAAGGTTCTGGTTTACTAATCATAGTAAACTCTTTAAAAATGTTCCCTAGTTTTTTAGTTCTACAAGTAGCATTCCATACATCACCGCTAGGTTCTATTCTTAGACTTTGTATACCAGCCCAACAATACCAACCTAGATATTGATTATTTTTAGCTACTGTAAACTCATTTACGTTAGTCTCTCTATTACTTACTTCATAGTTATCGTTTACTTCATGTGCAATAACATTTTTAAAATCTGATACTGGAATATTTTTAAGATAGTTTAGTTCTTCATCAGTATAATAGCCTTTATCGCCGCTATAATCTGGTCTACCATCTGAACCAGTTAAATTTATTGACGCTATTTGTTTATCATTATCAAAAGGTAATCTCATTTCTTTATTATCTTCTCTATAAGCAGGTCTTATTCTTCTTATTGAAACTGCTATACCTTTTTTTCTAAACTCATCTATTTGCTTAGCTGCTTTATCAAATACTGTAGGTAGCATCATCATGTGAACATGTAAGTGTTGAAGGTTACCTGCTTCATGAACTGCATAGACACTATCAGGTATCTTTTCAACGTCATGATATTCCATATGATAAGAAAATATCATAGAGTTCACATACTGTGATAACTCTACATAATACTTTGTAGTTCTAGAACCATTAGTAGTAATACTAAACTGATTAATTCTATCACCGTATTTTTCTTTACCATATTTACAAAAGTCAAATAAGTGTTTACATATAGTAGGTTCACCACCAGTAAAAGAAAGTCTAATCTTTTTATCAGTAGTATTCATTATCTTATCTAATGTAGCTTTCATTGTATCTAAGTCAGGGAAACCTGAACTATGATCATGCGTATGCTTATCACAATAAGAACAGTGAAAGTTACATCTCTTAGAAATGAACCATTCTATCTTTACTAAATTATCTGAATTTTTATTGTTATGCTCTACAGCTACTTTTTTAGATAACATTTTAGCCAATCCATATCTGGGTATATTTTATCAAAATCTTGACCTCTAGTTTCTGCTACAGTATAACACCACTCAGCAGTCTCAGGTAATCTTTCTGACCAATCTTCAGCATCCATAAAGTTTAAAAGACCTTCTAATCTTTTAATACCATATTCACTATTACGCCATTGTTCATAAGATACATTGTGCTCTTTAACACCTGTACATTTTTGCCAATTTTGTTCTAGCCAAGGATACAAATCTTGTTCCCATTTAAGTCTGACTTCTTCTTTAAAAAAAGTAGGTAAAGCTTTAACGTTCAACTGAGGGGGCCAATAAGCTAAGTGACAACTAAATATACCTGCACCAGAAGGCCACTGATTAAGTAGTTTAAACTCACTGTTTATTTTCCACTTAATAAATTCTGGTACGTAAAAATAATTAATTGCCATTCCTGTAAAAGCAGTAGTAAGCATTAAATTACCATGAGGGTAATTATCTAATACATGCATCTGCTTTTCTAAATGTTTAAACTCTGCAGGGTATCTAACAAAGTTTAATCTGTCTTCAATATCATCTATACTAAAATGATATATTACTTTCTTGAAATGTTTCCATAAATCGAATAGATCATCTCTCCATTCTAAACCATTAGAGTTATATCTTACTTCCATTTGAGAAGCATAACCTTCTCTTATACATTTTTCTAATAGTTCATAATGCTCATCATGTATTAGAGGTTCACCACCTGCCCAATACAATTGTTTAATATGAGGTATTTGAGTATATAATTCTGGAAAAAAATCTTTATTCTTTTTATGCCAGTTATATGAACCACCGGACCAAGCTAACTTACCTGACTCTTTTTCCCAAGCCATAGTACTTTTAAGTTTTTTGTTTTTTAAATTAGACCATATTTTTTTATGGTCAGGTACCCAGTTAGATGAATCATGCGGTGAGCACATAACACATGCTAATTGACATTTAGATCCTAATCTTAAGTCTACGTATCTGACTTGAGCAGGTACTTCACCAGTTTCAGTATCGTAACCTTGTAGTATAGATTCAATACCTTCATCTCTAATCCACTTATCAGTTTCCCATTGTCTTTTAGATCTATGTCCAGCTTCTTCTTCCTTATAACATTTAAGACATGATGCTGGTTTTTCACCTCTCATCATAGTCTTTCTAGTTTCTTTCATATAGGTATTATTCCAAGCTTCAAGTAAACCAGTAGTTGCTAGGTTAGCAGGTTTACCGTCTTCTCTTCTTAATACACCTACTTCTGAAGCTGTTTTATTTGTACTATCTGCATTCTGTACTCCAGATGCATTAGCAGTACAACAGACACGCATATGTCCATTAGGTCTAGTACTTACATGCATCCATGGAAGTGCACAAAACGTTTCTGAAGGATAAGCCATTAGGCTGTTTCCGGAGGCGTCTCTTCAGTTTGTTTAGCAGGATTGTCTAAAATAGTTGCTGCGGTCATAGCTACTATTTCCATAAGGTTACCAGCTTTTCTAATCTTAGCTTTAAGTTCTCTATTCTTAGAACTCTTTACTTCATCGATTTCGAAAGCTTGTAATTTTAATTTAAAAAGATCATCTTGAGTCAACTCTGTAAGGTTAGTAGCTGCAGGGGCTGCAGTTTCACCTTGCTTAGACAACTGTTTTCCGATATCACTCATTACCTCTGCGGTAATTTCGTTACGTAACTCGTTGTGCTCGCTGATTAATCTTTCGTGGAACTTGGTAGTATTTTCTTCAACAACTGTTAAAGGAACTTGCTTAACAAACTCTTCGAAGATTGGATTGGGTCCAACTGACACCGTCCTCAAAAATTTGCTAACTCTTTCAGGCGCTTGCCCGTCATAGCCTTCTACGTGAAAGTGCTCTTCAACGTTGACGTTGATAGTAGTTTTATCATCGTCAACGAAGTAAGCAGTTTCCGGCGTATAGACTGTATTCATAATTTCCGTTTTCATAATATATTTTTCTCCGCTTTGCTATTATGTATTAGCTAGTCTTAGATAATGGTTAGTAGTACTTAAACTATTAACATCTCTATAGTATGTATGGCCTGATATTACCTGGCCAGATGATGCATTTGTAGAGCCATCATAATGTGTTTCTACAAAACCACCTGCATCAATACCTGATGTAGATGTACTGAAAGTATAGACTAATTTACTACTTTCATTTATTCTGTTATACAAGAAAGGAGTAAAAAAGCTCTGAATTTCTGCATCTGACATTTCAATAAATCCTGCATTAGTAGAATTATATCTTACAGGTCTTGAAGTAGTCGGGGCTGACTCTGAAGTCTTCTTGTATAGTGTATAAGTTGTTGTACTTGGTCCACCTGTATTACCAGCTGTAACTTGTCTATTAGCCATTGTCATACCTGTAGAAGCATATGTACCGTCAGGTGCAGAAGTTGCTAAATGAAACTTACCAACGCCTCCTCCTTCAACATCTTGAATGATAGGATCAATAACTGTATCATACATATCAGCTAATGTCTTAGTAGCACCTACATAACCTAATGGTTGTAGGTTATCATAGTCAGCATCTACAGCAACTAATGCTCCAGCATTCCAAGTTGTACTATTAGGTTCGTCAGTACTGTTATTATAATTTTGATACATTGTATAGGTAGTTGCTCCTGATGAACCAGGGGCATTAACGTTTGAGTTGGAAGGTCCTACTCCCCATACGTTACCAATATCAGTAGTTCTTCTACCTTGTGATCTTGATTCATCTGTTACTGCTCCGATAGAACTATAACCGGATGGATTTGAATTAATTGTTAAGTGCCCTGGATCATTAGTTCTACCAGCCCAGTATACTCTTACTACGTATGATACGTAATCTAAATCTGCATCTGACATTTCAATAAGGCCAGATGTTCCGTTAATTTTTAGGGGTCTTCTTACAGTCATTTGTCTATTCCTCTTTAAACTGTTATAGTTAGTTTATTTATTTTTTACCCGTCTGAGTCAAATCCTACCATAGAAAATACAGTGCTTCCACTTACATTTTTTATTCTTAATCGTTTAGTTTTAGTAAACATATCGTTTTGGAACTCAAATCGAGAACCAGCTTTTAGTACACCATTACTAACGTCAAGTGTTCCTTTCATAGTATGAATTGAATCAGAATCGAAAGTTTTTGTTTCAGATACAGTACCAAAGTTTTGAGTTATAAGAAAACTACCAGAAGTAACTTGTCTCCATTCAGCAAAGGTAGATCCGCCAGATCCATCTGAATCAATTAAGACAACTCCTTGAGAGATTCTATCTGAATCTGACATGGCTCTAGCTTTAGCTTGAGCGGCAGTAGAATTCACTACTGACATATCTAGCCAATATAAATGACTAGGCTCTGAATCATTTTCAGCACCTGGAGGCTGTATCCACAAATCACCATTTAACCCGGGCTTAGACGAGGTTGCTGCAACTGCAGGAGGGGTGTTGGATGTTGTAGGTATTCTAGCTGTTAAATCTAGAATAGAGGGATTATTTTGATCTATAGAAACTCTAAATTGATCTGTCCCTTCGTTTATTCCACCTGTCGCTAATGTTAAATTAGTAACGAAGTATGAATTCTCTGAACCAGAAACGAACTTACGTAATGGTACTGACGTTGAGGTTATTGATTTAACTGAACCTGCCGTCTTATATGTTTTTATAAAACTTGTTGGTGTTATTGTACCTTGTTTTGCGAAAATATCGTTGTCTGAATCTGATGATTGTATCAATCTTGATACTGTTGTTCTTGTATGATCTATGTATCTGACAAAATCAGAATCTAAATCATAACTTAATGCTTGATCTGAGTCATCTGTAAAAACTAATACTTGACTAGTTTTACCAAACTCTCCTAATGCTGTACCGTTGATAACACTAGTAGATGGGTGGTTAGCAGCAACGTGAGTTACAAAATCATTAACCCAATTACCCACTGTAGTATCATCACTGTCTATAAAAATAAAAGACTTAGTACCATTATTAAAATTAATACCCACTTTTTGTCCTATGTAAGCAGAACTTATAGGAGAAAAATCTAATAAAATACCCGCATTTTGCTGAAACGTTTCTATTTTATCTGTATAGTCTATATCTTGAAAAGTATTCTTTTTTGTATATAATTTACTTGTAGAAAGGTTTATTGCTATTTCACCTTCTAGCAAATCAGTAGCTAGAGGAGCTCCGTCACCGTTCACAGTAGCACTATAAGTCCTTCTATGTTGGTAAAAACCTCTACTAAAATCTGAATCTACATTAGGGTTAGCCATTAACCTACACTTCCTTTAACAAATAATTCTATCCTACCTGAAAATGGGTAGTTAGAAATTAATATCAATATTCCATCTTTAGTTACTATTGATGGTATATTTATTTCATTGTACCAATTGCCTATGCTTTGACTAACACCAACAGGGTATGTTGCGTTACCAGCCGCTATTTGAGCTCTTCTATACTTTCTAGCCATAATAGTATCTGAGTCTCCTACATTGACAGTAACAACGTTATCATCACCATCACCTGTAATATTTTCATTGTTGTTAGTTACATAACCACTAAAAAAATCTTGCAATTTATTTCCAAATTCATCTGAATCATAACCTATTTCTTGGAATACTTTGAATACAGGAGCGCCATCTGTAAGAGTTATTCTTTGACCGTTAGATGACATTATAGGTAACAAGTATTGGTTTTGTAATATAACTGAATCTGATTCATTTAAATCAGCTTTATTCCATTGAAACCAATCTCTTGAATGAAACTTATCGTGAGTCTGTTTTATATTAGTATCACCAGAGTCAGTAATAGTAGTTTGTTTATACACCCATCCAGTATTTGCACCTAGATATGTACACTCAACTTCAATATGTTTTGTATTAAACGTAATTGGTGATACTGGAATATTACTTCTATAACCTGTTGTACCTGCAAATGGTATTTTTTCATAACCGGTAATTCCAACTATATCTGAATTAGTAATCTGTGTTTGTCTTAATGAAGCATTAGTACCTGATGCAGCTCCTGGAACTGTTATTCTACTATGGTTAACAGATGGGAAGCTATCAGAGTCAGCAGCTAGTCCTGCTTCAGGTGTATTAGTAATCCATTCATTTATTTGAGATACACTATTCCATTCATAAGGTGTAGCCCATAATGACATAGGAGTTGATTCAGATATATGACCTAAACTATCTCTTATGATTACTCTATCACCAGCTTTAGCTAGTGGTAATACTATATGAAAATAATCTGAATCTAATTGAGTTAAGTCAGGAGTTATTTGCTCTCCTCTTGACATGAAATACCATTCTTTACTTAAGTATATAGATGGTATAGTTGAACTTGAAGGTGAATAAATTACACCGTCTGAATCTTTTACAAAATAACCTTCACCATTATGGAAAAAATCATATGAACCATCTGCTCTTTCAGTAGCACCATCTGAATCTTGCTTAAATGAAACTCTCTTAAATTTAGTAGCTGGATGTAACTCACCTACTTTATATTCACCTTCTGAATAGGCTTTTCTATATCCATAGTTCTTTCCATCAGGATCATTACCAATTGGGTTGTCACCGTAGTTAGCATAGATGTCAGCGAAAAGATTATTAATCTTCATACCGCCTTTTCTAGCTGTATCTCCTGTCCCCGAATCTGGGGCTGTTCCTAAATTTATTAAATCTTTACTTGACATATCTTATTTATTCTAATTCTCTGGCAAGTTTCTAACGATCTTTATGATGTTACCATCGCTATCACTTAAGTTTAATATTGTCGGACTTCTATCAGAATCATTACTATATCTAACATCTGAATCGTTTACTACATTTCTTCTTTTTCTAAGCTTCTTTGTAGCACCATCAGAATCAAAATCAAGATCTGAATCATAAAGTCTAAACGTTACTCCATCTGAGTCTAATACATAAGGTCCTTTTGAGTCAGAATCATAGCCTCTGCTATCACCTGATAGAACTGCGTAACCAACTTCAGTACCTGCTTGAGTAGAAGCTCGAGACATCTTATTTATTGGCACTCCAGTTGGTGGTACTGAGACAATAGCTCTAGAATCAACAATTACTGATGTTGCTGCTACTGGTCCGTGTAACCATATCTTTGTTTGGAATTCCATTGTCCATTCTATAACTCTTCTATCACCTATTTCACCTGTATAATCATCAGCCCAAGTAGTAGATAACAACGTAAAAGTCTGATCATATGAATTAGTTGGTGTAGGAGTCAATGCACTTGCATCTTGAGGAAAATGTCTTACCTTTACTGTATAAGCAGGAGTAAAGAATGGTAGTATTTGTTCGATTATTTGCCAACCATCATTAAGAGTTTTTGTAGCACAGTATAAAGTAAAATCTAAATTGTAAGGAGTAGGTACATTTATTCTTTGTCTAGGGTCTGTTAAACCATCAGGTTCTCTTAACATAGTTTGTCTGTTAGTTAATTTTCTAGATTGATCATAATTCATAGCTACTATTTCATATGACATTCTAGGTAATAACTTTTCAAACATTTCTTCAGAAGGCTGAAATTGTTTTTGAGCATCTAGCCATTTTTGACGAGGACCATAGCTAATAGGTACTGGTAAGAGTTTACCATCTCTTCTTTTAATTACTAAGTTGTTAAAAAGACTACCGAATACTGCTACTGAAGTTTTAATAGTCTCATTGTAAAAATGTGTACCTATCATATATCATCTAAATCTAAATTATTAATTATACCTGGACTATGATGAGCTGATTTACCATAGTCTTCTACAATAACATCACTCTTCTCGGTTGCATTACCATCGTCATCATAGATAACTCTTT